ATGGCGACATTTACACGACTTCCCTCGGGCAAGACCCGCGCTCAGGTCAGGATCGGGGGATTCTACAGGGCACAGACCTTCGATCTCGAAAAAAACGCTAAGAAGTGGGCAAAGGAGATCGAGCAGCAGCTCAAGCTATCTGGCACTGGTGAGTACATCGATCCACCAAAGGACGCCAATCTAGAGGATCTGATTGTCCGGTACGAAGAAGATGTTGGAGGAGTAAAACCGTTCGGGAAGAATAAGGCCGCTGTGCTGAAGTCGTTCAAGAGCAAGGTTGGTCATGTGAAACTGAGAGCTCTGTCAGAGGCCATCGTCCGCGATTTCGTCGACAGACGCGTAAAGGATGGTGCCGGTGGAGTGACAATCAGCATCGACCTGGCCTACCTCAGGACTGTCTTGAGTTGGGCTCGCTATGTGCGCAAGCTGAACGTTAACCCGGATATCACTGTTGATGTTAAAAGATCATTGAAGCAGAGGGGGCTGAAGGTTAGATCAACAGAGCGTACGAGAGTCGCTTCACCTGGAGAGATCGAGAGGCTGGCTGAGCACTATAAAAAAATGCAGCGCGCTGAGATCAACATGATTGCTGTGATGGAATTCGCAGCCCTTACGTCGCTGAGGCAAGAGGAAATTTGTGAGCTTGAGATTGACGATATCGATCTAGATCGTCGCACGATGTTGGTGAGAGACAGAAAGCACCCCACCGACAAGAAGGGCAATCACAGCGTAGTTCCGATCCTTGACGACTTTGTCGAGCCCATTCTCAAGGCCGCAGGTGGAAGAAAGCGAGGCAAGCTCTTCCCTTACAACCACCGCTCCGTGAGCGCTTCGTTTACCAGGGCTTGCCAAGCCCTTGGCATTGAGAATTTGCGTTTTCATGACCTCAGGCATACAGCGACGACAGATCTATTTGCCCGCGAGCTTGATATCGAATCTGTAGCGCTTTTCACAGGGCATAAGGATTGGAAGACCTTGCGTCGATATACGCACATCAATCCCGAGTCAGTCCACCTCCAGGAGCGGAGGAAAGCTCTTCGCCGTGCAAGCGAGGATCGTTCACAAAGCGGCTCGGATGTGAGTTCGGTCTGATTTGGCTTGCGCGAGACTGTCGAAATAGTCTTTAACGTCTGCTTTCGAGTAAAGGGGCTCGTTTCCGAAGAGGATAGAGTCGGGCCCTTTCGCTCGCTTCCTCCATGATTCTAGCGTCGACTTTTTAACGCCAGCGAGCATCGCAACCTGGGTTTCTGTCAGATAGCCAAGGGACTCAGCAAGCCTCGCACGCTCTCGCTCAGCAGCACCATCGACAGCTAGCTCAAACTCTTCGACCTTCACGCACGCATTCATCTCTCATTCCAGTGCTCACAACGGGCGACACCACGCAGCCCTCTGGAATCAATATGTTGCTAAATCGAATTCCTGGCAACACCGTCCGTCGGAAAATATCGGCAACTCCATTGACAGATTGGCAATTTACTGAAAGTACACTCGGTGTACTAATGCAGCCCCGCGTGCCTGAAAAACGTGAAATCCCCAGCAGAACCGGGGCATTGGCATTGCACGACAAGCGGAATCATGCATTAATAAGTGCCATAATATGTCTATCGAGGGTCAAAAATGGAAACCATCAAAAATTGGTGTCGACGCCTGTTTGTCTTCATGATGATTCTGTACATCCTGTCGATTTGGCTCTAGCTGCCCAGAAATCCAACCTTCCAGGAGCTGCCTGGCGGTGGCTTTTGGGAACAAAGCTGCCTGGGAGCTGGAGCTGCTGGGGACTACTTGGATTTCTTGGCCTCGATATCCTTCAGGCGCTTAATCTCTCTCGGAAGTGTCAGCTGGTCGTACACGTCGCGGACGGCTGCCAGCTCTGTCTTTGCTGACAGCAGGTGGAGGCGTGGGGAGTTGTGATGCTCTAAGGGGAGATCGGGCTCGCCGAGCTCGATGTAGCGCTTGCGATCCGCTTTAAGGAATTTTAGGTGGCTTTCCAAGCGTGTGACTTCCGACCTAGCTTCGATCTGGTCGACCCCTCCAAGCTCCTTCATAAGCCTCTTAAATTGGGCTAGCACGTCTCTGTAAATCTTGCTGGCCCTATCATGGATCTCCACGCCTTTGAGCTTGGATTCTAGGTCTGTGATCGAGCTGTCCAAATCTTGTTTGCGCTTGGCGTAGTCCGCTTCAACCTGAGCCACCGTCCGTGCAGGACGGCCCATCGATCTTGGGTTCTCTTCGTTGATCATGGCTTTCGCTAAAGCTAAGCGGGCTATGCCGTAGTTTTCTGCCAAGCCCCGATCTAGATTTTCGAGAGGGGTCTTTGATGGCCTGCCAATTTTCGGCGCTGACTCGATCCTCTGGGATATCGACTCAGGTGTTGATATCTCCTCTCCCTGCTCAACCTCAAGGACATTCAGCTCCTCAAGCTCGTGAGTGAATTCAGCAGCCATTTCGACGTAGGCTTGTTCATCCGACTTTGCAATCTTTCCAACGCGCAGATGGACTTCCGGGGCTTTCTGAAACGCGAACACGTCATGTACTGCGGGAAGCTGCGCAAGCTGCTTAGAGAGAGAGGCTTTCGTCTCACCACCTCTTGAAATGAGCATCCCCAGGCTGAGGCGCTGGGACAGCGCGTTTGCGCGCAAAATCGCTGTGTGCGGGTCTTCTACTGCCAATGGCTCGGCCAGGCGAAAGCCGCACTCGTCGAGATTGGCTTTGAGTCGTGCAAGCTGGTTGCGCTTGAGCTCAATGTCAGATGGCTTTGGCATGGCGAGGCCCCGGATCTAAATATCGGGGATAATATGCCATGGCGCCGCGAGAGGCTATTCCGGGCGCTCAGATTCGGGCAGGACGAGATCAAGGTTGCGCTTGTAGCGCTGCATATCAGCAAGAGCCTTCTCGGGGGAGGCTTCCCAGATCTGCCTGTCTTCATTGCGCTGCAGATGGCCTAGCCAGGACATAGGGTCTTCCTCGGTGTGCACGAAGTCGATGTCACCCAGCAACGTGCTGTACCTGTAGCTCCGGCCAGTGGTGACGAAAGTCAGACAAAAAGGCAGCTGACTGATCCATCCGTGCTCACTGAGTACTGATTCACAGCTCAGGTAAAAGCTGTCGAGTGGACGAAGAAAATTGGTTAAGCGAAACAGCCCAGCCGCAGGCGGGCCAAGGAAGGGATTTGAGTAAAGCGTGGGGGCGATCTTCTCGATGAGGCCAGCTTTGACATGCCTGGCCATCGCGACCCGGAAGTAATCCTTTGTTGGATAGCCTGCAAACCCGACCAAGGTGGACTCAGGAACACACCAGACTCCGGCTGCGGCCAGGGTTCTGCACGACTCCATCAGCAGCTTTCGATTCATCACATGCCCTCATTCCACTCGACGAAAAACTATCATTTTTGATAATAAATTGTCGAGTAGGTGGGCGGATCATTGTGGCCCAGACCCAGGTACAACGCGCTGGAACGATCGGCGGTAGTACTGCTGGCACTCCTTTAGCGAGTAGCGAATGTCGCGATTGTGGCCACGGAAGTAGCCCAAATTCGGGTTCCTGGTGCGCCAAGTCTTCAGCGTGTTCAGACTCACACCCAGAACCTCTGCAGCCTCGGTAGCAGTAATCAGGTCGTTTGGAATCCGCTCGTACATGCTCATTGCATCGTTCTCTATTCTGTTCTGTCGTCAACCGACCATCACAGGCTAAGAGCAATCAATATTCCTGTAAACCGCCAGTGAAATAATGAACTAAGTGTACTAACACCTAGTGTCAGACAACCACTCCCAGCAACCCCAGCAATTCCGGGAGTTGTCTGACACTGCCCCAACTTTCTCTCATTACTTTCTCTGACGAATGGTAACGAAATTGGCAAATTGGCAACATAAAAAAGCCCCAGCCAGGAGAGAGAGGCCCGGCCAGGGCTGGTGCAGCACACAACAATAGAGGCATAGGCAGAAAGAGAGAGTAACTGCCTACATCTTTATATTATCACTGCCGTTAAGCTGCATGTGGGAATAAATCAAAAGCTGTTGGGTTTTTTGAGTGCAAAGTTTGGTGGGTTTGCGCGCAAAGAAAAAGACCCTGTTGGGTGGCAAGCGCTGCTGGGTCTAAATCCTAGCGCCTAGTATCATCTTTACTTACCCACAATTTGTTCGTAAGCGTGAATGAGCTCTAGGACTTTCTTTGGGCAGCAAGCTGTCATGAAATTAAGATTGCGATCTGAACAATTCATCCATTCTGAACTATCCAAAACCCTGGCGATTTTATGGTCATCATCACCTTTCACGTCGTCCCAATATGGGCTCAAATCTTGTTCTTTCATTTCTTGAGGAGTTAGGTTGTGATTGATACTTACTAGTGCGTCCTCATCACCGTCTTTGATCTTGACCCAATCACCCTGTGTCGCTTTGAGGGCGGTCGATTTCATCTCTTCAATATTCATGATTCCAGTGCTCATTTGTATTTGTTATAGCTATATTGTCTCAGTGCGTGTTTTTGAAAGCAATAGTGTGATCTGCTGTATAACTGAAAGTAGTTGAGTGTCAAATCGTAAGAGCGTAAAAAAGCCCCTGGGCGTTAGGGGCTTTGCTGGTTATTTTTTCCGTTTGCTAATTATCTCTCGAAGATAGATCTGCCGAAATTTAGCGACCTGGTCTTTGACAGCTAGCGAAGCCTGCTCCTGAAGATAAGGAGGTGAACCCTGGAGTACGCTGTTCACATAGCTGCCCCACTTGAGGTATGCCTCATCAGATGCTGATTTAACTGACTCAGATGTTTCGTACGAAATATATTCTTTGTAGTAGTAGCTGCTTACAATCCGACTCGAAGATACGGCACATTGCGAGAGCTTTCTTTCGGTCTTCCTTGTGTAATCGTCCGTGATTCTGATTTTCAGACTTCTGCGCTGTAGGTCGCAATAGAAAATGCTGCTGCTGATCATTTCGACGAGGTTTTCAGCAGGGTTAGAGACAGCGCTTGGCTTGATGCTGTCCTTTAGCTGGTCTTCATACGATAGTTTTAAGTAAGCGATAGTGCTGTCGATTTCCTTTTGCGAGGCTCCCCTGGCTCTCATGTCGCTGACGGTTTGATCCAGCACTTCTTGGGCTATCTGCTCATCAGTCTTGGGGACGTATGCCGGCTGTGTGACGCAACCGGTAAGTAGAGCGAGAGCGAAGGTGGCGTAAGTCCATTTTGATCGCATGACGCTTGTATCCTGATCACTGTTCGGAATTGTGTGATGGCCAAGATACATCATCGGAATGAGAAAAGCCCCTGGCGGGGCCTGGTACTTGGATGTCTACACCTGGGTGAAAAAGGTGCCAATCTCATTCTGGTCTGCGAAGCCATTAGTGCCGGCCTTGAGCTTTATGCGTGCGTGGACGATCACGCCTTTTGCTTTCAAAACGTCGCCGAAGGTGGTGCTTGGGAGGCTGGCAGCGGTCTTGAGTTTTTCGAGCATCTCGCCAGAGATCTTGATCGCGATTGGATGATTGCCTTGGCCGTAAAAACGGTGCCAAACGTGGCGTCCGGCGTGCTCGCCGCTGACGATTTCGAATTCGGCGAGGGCTGTGGTGCCGCCTGATTTTGTCTTGCCTGGCTTGAAGTCTTTGAGGCGAATCATGGCTTCGTGGGTCGGCATGGGCTCTTTGCTCTGGGCCTTGCGGTTCACGATCGTAGTGTTGATGCCCTTGGCTTTTCGGCGCAGCCAGTTCAAGTGTGATTTCACCCAACTGCGGCAGGCGCGGAGAGCTGCGGCGTTCTGGCTCTCTCCAGGACGGGGCTTGTGTCGAGCGTAAGATTGGTCTCGGAAGTATTCGCTCCCAGGGTTCTGCTCCTGGTCGACCTCTAGGATTTTATTGACGATTTGCTCTTCGTTTGCCGACCCGAACATGCCACCGAGGATGCGGTTCAGCTCGAAGCTGCGGCCTGCTGCGCCGACTGCGGTGCCTGGGGTGCGGGGCTTACCGGGGGTGGATGATTCGATATCTAGACCGTAAGTGCTTTGAGCTAGCTTAAGGTCGAGGGCGCACAGGGGCTTGCCGGGATTATAAAAGCTCATAGCCGCGCTTCTGCGATCAGGGTGTGACATAAATGTGTAGTAGCAGCGCGAGACCTCCTGCCAGCATCTGTCGAGCACTTTGATCAGGCGGCCATCAAAAAAACCATCCAGGCATTCGATGACAGCAGCTGCAACTGCCGGCAAAGCCTCAGGTTGAATTGGGGTGTCTAATGGCATTACGACCCTGAAACGCGGGCACTCATCAGTGTTACTGTGTGATGTATAAATGCAGTGCTCGAAGTTCATGTCGATCAAGGCGTCCGTCATCTCTTCAAGGCTGATAATGTCATCATGGGGCTTTTGATCCACGTCTAGCACGATCATCGATAGCTCCATGGCGTGTTCGATCAATCGTTCTGGGTGTCTGAAGATCGCAGGAGTAAAGGTGCGACCGTTCTTTTCTTCGACAACGATCTCTGCTTGCAGGACGTTATCGTAGAATTCTTTGAAGCTGGCGGCTTGGGAGTTTTTCACTTGGCGAGTAGCTGCTGAGTACTGAATGCCAAATTTCATTGCTGTTCTCTCTTTTCTTGTTGTTGTGCTCTCTTGCACATTTATAGTGTTGATGATGAGCAAAGGCCCGCGCAATACCCATTTCGCTTGGCGATTTTGGAAGTTGAGGTATACAAAAGGAAATTTTCTTCCGTTTTTCTTAACCAAACAAAACAAACTCATTCTCACCGGCAACCCCTCTCTTCCTTTTATAAAGAGAAACGAGGGTTGAGGGTGGAAATGCTTGGTGCATGAGGTTATAGAAACCCGAGCCAGGAGGCAGGTCAACTCTTCTGGTTAAGAAAAACTGAAATCACAACGCTGCGTTACGCTTCACTCTCGTACTGCATTTCAGTGCAACCGAAATCAACCGAGCGTTACCTGCATACCCCTCGATCAACCGAGCGTTACTTGCATACCTCAATATAGCCAAGTGTCAACCCGCAAAGGTGTTGCGCAGGCTTTTGCTCATGGATAACACTATAAATGTGCAAGAGAGCACGACAATAGAAATGAGATCACAACCATGAATGCTGAACAAATCACTTCCACTCCTTCGATCGCTCAATTGGTAGAAGCTGCCGCACAGGGTAATGGCTCGGCAGTTGTTATTGGCGTGTCAGAACCCGTGAATGGCTACATGACCATAAACGTGCCGAAGCGCCTGCAGGAAACAGCTTATTATCTAAAGGCGGAATACTCGCGTTACAAGCGACTGATTAGCATCGACTCTGATGCCAGTGATGCTGTTGCTGTTGCTTATAAGACCGCATCAGGACTTTACAGCGCTGAAGATGGCAAGCTTGCAGACAATATCTATGACCTGTCTAAAGCTACTGTGGCCTTGTTGGTGCTGCGCAAAGTGAAATCAGAAGGTGCTTTTGACACTGCAGCATTCGAGCTTGCGAAAGAGATCCAGGCTTTTGGCAGCCTATTCCTTGCTGCTCAGAAGCTTTCGTCTGCATCGGGCGTAGATGTTGCTAGCTGCACTGCAGCCATCAGCCGCAAAATTGCACGGGTCGAAGAGTGGCTTGATCAATACCAGGACAAATACTCGCATCCCGTCGTGACCAAAAACGCTCCAATGCTGTACATGAAGCACTCCGTAACGAAGCCGCGCCGTGGCTACAGGGCAATGCTGAAGCTGCCTACCGGCTCCGGCAAAACCACCAAGCTTCTCAACCCCACGATTCAATCATTCCTGAATGCCAACAAGAAGGTTGTGGTCATATCTCACCGTCGCTCGATCATCAAAAACATCACCATTCCCGAGCTCGTTGACTACGAAAATGTTGAGATCGGGCAGATGAAAAATGCCCAGGGCCTGAAGATCGTCGTCAACTCACTCACTAGCGCAAAATTTACAGACTTCCTTCGTGATGTAGACCTGGTAATCATCGACGAAGCGGCGCAAGTGATCGATCATGCCCTGGAGGGCTCTGTTGATCAGCCAGGGGCAGTCTGGTTCGCACTCAAACAACTGGTGTGGAACGCGAACTCTGTAATTTTTGCAGACGCTGACTGCAACGATGAATGTCTGTCGCTCATCAGGAAAAACGATCAGCACATCAGTATTTACGAAACTGATCAGGCTCATTCCGAGATCAAGTGCCGAGTTGGCGCGCTCGACGAAGTCCGTGCAATGGCCATCAAAGCAGCGACTGACGGTCATAAAATTCTCGTCGCAATCGACATCGCCAAGGACGCTGAGGCGATGGGCAAGGTTCTCGAAAAGGCCGGTCTTCAGCCATTGGTCATCACTTCCAAGAGCGCAGGCTGGCCCGCCCAAGCTGCGTTCATCGCAAACCCCAACACTGACCAGCACCCTATTGTCATTTACTCACCCGCAATCACCAGCGCCTTGAGCATCACAAGCGGGCACTTCGCGAAACACTTCGGCCTCTTTGCCGGCTCAGTGACGCCTCGATCCGCTATCCAAATGCTTCGTCGCGACAGGAAAGCCCAGGAGTTCGTGATCGGGCTGCGAAACCCTCAGTCCAAGACCCAGGAGGTTGTCCAGGCACAGTACGATGCATCGCTCAAGTCGGAGTTCGACGAAGCCAGGTATGCGCACAGGAAACGCACAAGCTGGCTGCGCGACAACATCCAGCACACGCTGCCGCAGGAGCTCAAGCGTCAGGGCTTCGTGCTCGATGAGATCGCGGTGAACGATGAAGTCAGCATCGAAGGCTGGAAGGCTAACAATACTGGTCGCCGAGCATCTAAAACCGACACTGCCAAGCTGCTGCTCGACGCGGCGCCGGCAACAGAGGGCCAGGCGAAGCGCACAATCAACAATGGCTCGAACAACGAGCAAGAGCATTTCGCTGCGATCCGCTTCTTTGCTGAGTCAGCCCTGAAATCCAAAGACCTCAGCTACAAAGATTGCCTGTTCTGGGGCGAAGGTGGTGGTCAGATCAAGCTGAATAATTTTCGGAAGCTTCATAAAAATCCGATGACCAATCTTGATCAGATCCTGCAGAAACTTTATCGGGGACACCTTGATGGCCATTGGAAGCCAGAGCACACAGCAGGCCTTTACAAGGAGCTGAATGATATTCGCGCCGAAGTGCTTCTTGCTGGATATGAAATGCCTCGTCATGTAAATGCAGATCGCGTAGACAGTCGGCACAAGCAAGCCACTATCACCGCAATTCTGAAGGCCCATGGTTTGCAGACAAAGCGACGTGACGGCGGCAAAGAGGGGTACTACTACATCTTTGATGATGTCAGCCTAGCACAGATGAAAGGGTATACAGGGCTTTGATGTTAGGGGGCAAGGATGCCCCAATTCACAGCAAGTTGTCGGACGCAAGAAAGAATTAAGGTAATTGAATAAATTGCGCAATTAGTTGTTGCGCCAGGTTTTGCTCATTTACGATAATAAGATCATAAGCACATAACAAGAATAAGAGAGTGCATTGTGATTGGTCTAGATCCCCAGAAGGTTGCTGACATCTTTAAGTCAGAGTCATACACCAAGCATTTCCAAAATCCCCATGGTTACCTCAATGTCGATAATGAGCTTCTCAGGCTCTGCGCTGATGCGTGCTATCAAGTCGAGCAAGCCTTTCCTTGGAATGACTACAACCGCCAGGCATATCAGCGCAAGTTTCAGGACGGCGAGTCAATTATCAAGACCCCAGATCTCCCTCGTTTCCCGCGTCCCTATCGCAGTTGGAGCGAATTCAGAATGGGGCACTTCGGAGGTATGAAGGGCCTTGATTACGAGCCTGCCGCCTATAAGATCCCGTACTTCACGCAGCACACATACCAGCCTGATTGGGTTGACCCACTCAACGACAGAATTGTGTATGAAGGAAAAGGTGTAATTGCTGACCTTGAGACTGCCAGGAAGTACATCTGCGCTGCAAAACAGAATAACCTGCACATCGTCTTCATATTCTCAAATCGCAATATCAAATGCCCCTGGGTTAGGCCGCGTGTTGATGGCACATCATTGACAATGGAAGACTGGGCCAAAAAGCAAGGGTTCGACTACTGCTACGAAGGCCAGGAGGCCGCTTTCCGCAAGTCCGAACGTTACAAGTGGCTTGTACAGAACTTCGGGCGTAATCTGCCATCTCTGAAAGAACAACTCAGTGCGGGCAGAATGAATAGCCATCCAGGCTTTTTTGCGCACAAACAACAATCAGCAAGTGTTACAATGACTGTACAATAAAAATAATAAAGTCAGTCTCCATGCGCCTTATCCTTGGTATCGACCCCGGCAAGTCCGGGGGACTCTCGGTAATTGACGAGAACTTAAATCTGATCGCAACTTATCCCATGCCGATTATCAAGGTTAACGGCAAGGATAAGGTGTGCCCGAAAGGCGTTAATACAATCCTGGATCAGTACGATATCGAGGTAGCGGTCATCGAGCTGGTAGGTGCGCGCCCAGGCCAGGGCGTTGTCTCGATGTTCAGTTTCGGTGACTCCTACGGTGTTGTGAGGGCTCTTGCTGAAGTACATGCCGTCACTGTGATCTATGCCAGGCCGCAGGAATGGAAGGGCTTCCAGTACCTCTCAGGGCTGTCCAAAGAGCAAGTGGCCGCGATCGCTTTCAACCTCTTCAAAGCCCCTGGGATTTATGGCCGCAAGCGTAAAGATGGCAGTCATTCGGTCAAGGATGGCATTTCCGACTCGCTCATGATCGCGAAATATGGCGTGAGGTTTCTCGATGCGCCGCGCTAATCAGTTATCAGCAAAACTCGTCAAAAAGATAGTGGACGGCGTCCAGCGAACGACAACTATTGAGCTCGCATGTGCCATCGCTGGCGTGTCAGAAGCCGGGTTTTATAAGTGGCAAGCACTGGGCCGAGCGCTCATAAGTGATGAGGTCGAACAGGATGAAATGACCCCAGATGAGCTGCTGTGTGTAGAGCTCGTAGAGTCTGTTGAGCTTGCGCGGAAATTATCCTGCCTACCCGCCATCGACGCGATTCAGAAAGCAATCAAAATGGGGGACGTCAAAGCTGCCGAGAAGCTACTTGCTAGACGCATGCCAGATGCATTTGGCGACTACGATCGCAAGGAAGTGACGATCAAGACCGACAACAACGGCGAACAAAACTCGGGCATCGCAAACATCCCAACCCTCGGTGGCGCTGCTGGCCAAGATCTCGAAGCCATTCTCATGCAGCAGCAGGCCGCAGCCGTCGACCTTGCCAAATCGTCAACGCAAGCACGGAAGCCTGGCCATGATTAAGCAGCGCACTCCTTTTGACTGCGGCATCGCCAGTTTCGCGAACGCGCTGCACCTCAGCTACGACCAAGCGCTGGCACTCTTCGCACCACAATCAGACCTCCTGGGCACTACAGCTGCCGACACTTGCAACGCGCTCACCCAGCTCGGAACCCCCGGAACCTACGCAACATTCCTGGAGTTCTACACCCACCTCGGACGCCCCGGAAACCCCTGCAACCCCGAAATTGTCCGAGGCTGCCCCGCGATCCTGACGATCCTCTCTCGCAGCGGTTATGGCCTGCACGCAGTGTATTGGGACGGGCACCAGGCCCACGACCCAGATCCTCGCTACCCCGAGCCGAGAGCCCTGGAATCCCTGATCCTGCTCGAAGCGGTGTTTGTAAGCAAAACACCTGCTTTGTGCGCAAAAAGCGAAGCGGTGCTGCAGGGCTTTGAGGGTGTGCCGGCATGACTGCGATGTTGCCCAGGAAGGCTTTGAACACCGCCGTTCGCCGAGTGATTTGGGAGCCGACAAAGAACAAATCAGGCGGTCTGAGCTCGCAGGAAATGTTCCTCATCGTCGGCCAGCCCGACACCCTGGTTCACGAGGTTCTTTTCCATGGCACAAGGGGAAATGGCAAGTCAGCATGCCTGCTAATGGGGTTCGCCCAGCACGTCGGCAAAGGCTGGGGCGCTTACTGGAGAGGCGTAATCCTTCGTCGTCAATATTCAGCCCTGCGTGACCTAATCAACGAGGCGGAAAAGGTCTTCCCAAGGCTGTTTCCTGGCGCTACGTACAACAAATCCGAGCGCACCTGGACGTTCCCGGACGGCGAGCAACTCATCTTCCAGTACATCGAAAAAGCGTCGCAATACGAAGCGAAATTCCACGGCCAGCAGTTCACATACATTGGTTTCGATGAGCTCACGACATGGGCCACCGACGAGATATACGAGAAGCTCCTGTCGACCCTGCGTACCGCTTACCAACCGACAGCCCGGCAACCCCTGATGCCCCCCAAGCAAGTCAGAGCCATGACCAACCCCTGGGGCATCGGCAAGCGCTGGGTGAAGGAACGATTCATCGACGGCAAGCGCAACGGCGAGATCGAGCGCACGATCAAAACGCTCATCGACGAAGATGGAAAAAGCCAGGAAATCGAATGGAAGCGCTGCGCCATCTTCGGGACGATTTTTGAAAACAAATACGTCGATCTTGAGTACAAGGCATGGCTGATGAACATCGCAGATCCCATGTTGCGGGAAGCCTGGCTTTTCGGGAATTGGGAAGTTGTCGACGATACCGCGATGTTCGCAAAGGTTTGGGATCGTGACGTTCATATCCTGCAGCCTTTCGAAATCCCTGCCGCATGGAAAGTGGATCGTGCGTTCGACTACGGTCAGTCGACTCCGTTTTGCTGTTTGTGGACTGCAGAGGCGAATGGTGAGGCCATCACGGTCGGTGGCAAGGTTTTCTGCCCGCCCAAGGGGTCGTTGATCATCTGCGGCGAGGATTATGGGACGCCTCTGACGCCTGATGGCAAGCAGCAGAAACGGGATCTCGGTTTGTTTCTCAGTGCCGGTAAGATTGGCGCCCGCCTGAAAGCCCGAGAGATCAAGCTGCAGACGACATTGCTGAAAAAGCATGCTCGCATCACCGCTGGCCCAGCAGACAACCAAATCTTCAATGGCTCGCAGGTAGACAACGGCACCGCTCCAACTGTAGCCAAAGAGCTAGCTAAGGAAGGGATCACTTTTAGTCAGTCCGACAAGAGAGCTGGTAGCAGGATCACGTCAGCCCAGATCATGTTCGAGCGGCTTCAGGCCACTGTCGATGGCAATCCAGAGAAGCCCCACATCTACATTTTCTCGGGCTGTAAATTCCTCACTCGCACGATCCCTGACCTGTATCGCGATGAAGACGAGCCCGACAGCGTGGCCAAGGGCGCGGATGACCACAGCTGGGATGCCCTGGCCTACCGCCTGACCTGGAAACGCCCGCATACATCCGTGACCACAGGGGTCATGGGTTAAAGCTACATCAACAATAAGAGTCGAAAAGACCGATGAAAGTCCAAGACCGCAGCGAAATCTGCTCGAAGTACCTATCCGACCGTAAGATCATCAGGGCCCTCCGTGGGGGCACCGAAGCCATGCGCCAGGCTGGCCAGGAATACCTTCCAAAAGAGCCGGGTGAAACCCCGCACGCCTTCAATAAACGCCTAAAACGCTCGGTACTCACAAACTTCATCGCACGCGTTGTGAAGAATTTGAGTTCAAAGCCTTTCTCAAGGCCCGTGGGTGTTACATCTGAGAGCCATCCGGAGCTGGCAGAGCTGTTTGCATCCGATATCGACGGTAAAGGGACTTCAGTGTCTGCCCTGGCGTCCGTGGTGTTCCAGGATGCGCTGTGGAATGGCACCTCATTCCTGTGTGTCGATGCGCCTGTGGACGGTGGACAGCCTTACGTTTATTGGCTGTCGGCTGATGACATCCTGGGCTACAAGCTCGATGAAGATGGTCGGCTGCTGGAGATCAGGATCTCGGAAGTTGCTTCTGTCGAGGATGGCGAATGGGGGGGGAAGAACGTTGCCAGGGTGCGGGTTTTCAGGCGTTCTGGAGGGAAGGTGCTTTGGAGCCTGTACCAGGAGTCTGAGGGAGCCGATTACGCACAGGTTGAGCCGTGGCGCGACTTCGGTTTGCCTGAGATTCCGGTGATTCCGATCCACTCGAACCCTGCTGAGACCAGGGGCACGCTGTTCTGCCCGCCGCCGATGATCGATCTTGCCTATATGAACGTTGCACACTGGCAAGAATTTAGTGATCAGCGAAATATTCTTCACGTTGCTCGCGTGCCCATTCTGTTTGCCTCCGGTGTGGAGGAGGGCGTCGAGATCAAAATTGGTGTGGACAGCGCGATTGTGGCTAACGCCGGCAGTGACTTGAAATTCGTCGAGCACAGCGGGAATGCGATCAACGCTGGTCGTCAGAGCTTGCAAGACCTAGAAGGCCTGATGGCGTCTTACGGAATTGAGATGCTGCAAAACAATGGCGTCGTCGAAACTGCTACTGGCCGAGCTCTGAATGCCGGTGAAAACAACAACCAGATCGCGTCGATGGCAACCGCAACAGCGTCGGCGATAGCCAAGGTTTTTGAGATGTTGGCCAGGTTCTCGCGTGTGTCGAATGCTCAGTTCGTGTGCGACATCAATACTGACTACGGCATCAACGCGAGTACTGAAGAACTGCAGGCCCTGGCAACGGCTCGTGCCAATGGCGACCTTTCTCAGTTCGAGTATCTCGCAGAGTTGAAACGCCGGGGAGTGCTCCGGAACGATTTCTCTCAAGAAGACAACGCGGACAGGCTTGCGACTGAGTACACGCCCGCTTGATTTGATGTCAAAGGACTACCATCGCTTCCAGTCATGGGGCCTTTGAGCCAAAAAAAAGCCCCGAACCTTACGGGGCTTTCAGATTTATCTGGTCTGTGTGATGGTTATTGCTGAGCTGTACCAGACTCTTTCATCTCCTTCATCTCCTTCATCTCCTTCATCTCCCTCATCTCCCTCATCTCCTTCATCTCTTTCGCGGTTTTCTTCCCGAGATCGGATTCCACGAACTTCTTGTGTTCAGTTTTTACGAAGTAGGTGGCTGTTAGCAAAGCTGCAACGCCCAGAACCGCAAACTCAACATTGGTCATGCTGAAAAAAGGCTCAAGCAGGAACTTCACAAATAAAATTGAGATTGCTGCATAGCAAGTTAACTTAAAGGCTTTGCCTGTTTTCCTCATTACCTTGTTTAGCCAGGGCCTGCCGGAAACGAACTCGCTCTTGAGTGCGTAGCTGTAAGAGCGTGTGATAAGGATGAATGCGATTAGGCTGGCCAGGAAGCTCAGAAGTGTCATTTTTATTATCTCTGATTGGGTGTATCTATATTAACGCATTGGAGCAATAAACGGCGCAATACCCCAGTCCCCGATATACCTTAAAGTAGTTTGCTGTCAAACACCGCTCTGATACCATTGGCGCTTACTCAAAGGGAGGTGGTATCGGTGACATTAGTAATTGCTGGGCATTCGCTAATTGATATGAGCTACGGTGGGATTGGTGGCACCTACTGCAACGGTGTATTCTTCGTTTCTGACAGCAGCATTACCCAGAGGGGACAGTTGTTGGTAAATGGATTCAAGAAGGTGGTAGAAACCCCTGTACGGGTTGCTGGCTTGAACTTCCTGAGTGAGTATTTTCATAGCTATCAAGGGTATAACTACGAAGGTGGTTGCGGTATTGCGTTTGCTGGCAGTACATTAGTAGCCCAGCACATCATGAACTCCATCAAAAACCACCTGTCAGATCTGAAGCCCACCTATATTGATGGGGAATATCAGCTGGCCATGCCATGTGAGACTAAAAAATTTCTCAGTGGCGACTACGATATGGATATGTTTCAAAAGCATCATCTGGGGACAAACTATCTGCTAACAGCTGAGTTCATCGCGGGTGTTGTAGAGCATTCAGTGCAATCAGTTTTGATTCAGGCCAAGAAGCACAAAAACATGGCGGGCATGTTTTCTGCGTACCAGGCTGAGTTCATACTCGGTGTTTGCTGCCCTAAGACAGGCAGATACCATATCTACAGGTATGAAATCCTACCAAGCTGCACAAAGGGCGCAGTTGTCTCGATGGAGGAGATTCCTGAAGGAAAAGTAGCTGTCATCGGTATGAGGAAGCTTCATGAGCAAGACGCGAATGATGCCTTCGCTGACGCAGTAGCTAATGGGCGGAGCACCGGCCCTGCGCTTTTTGATTACCTAGCCACCGCGATCAAGGCTCAGAACGACATTGGTGTGTTTGAGATCGGTTTTCCTGCGTTTCATTACAAGCAGGAAGGTATGCGCCTGGAACTTGAAAATCGCCAGGAATAATAACCCCAGATCCCCCGCCAGCCCCAGCTCCGAAACCCAGGCCAGGTGCCCCTTGCCCTGGTCAGCTCGGTAGATCTCGAAAATCCTTTTGACTGCAAAATCGCGCAGCACGGGCCTCAGGCTTCGCATGTTGATCCAGTAGCGGCCTGGGATCTCTGTAACGAGAAATGCGAGCTCATCGCCTGCGACCCCTGATTGTGGCTAAATGAAGGCCCCCGCTAGGTAGATGAGCGCCCACATGCCCGAGAAAAATGTCATCGACGAAGCCATAAACCTCCAAAATCAGCGTATTGCGGAGGTGTTGGCTCAGGCTATTCAGAAGCACGCCCCCCACATCCAGGAGTCCCTGGTGTCTTTTGGTAACTGGTTGTCTGAGATAGGCACGCAGATTGCGCCAGTAATCAAATGGGTTGCTAGCGTTGACTGGAAGCATGTGCAGGAGCGCCTAGAGGGTTTCCCTGAGGCCTCAAGCCAGGCCATGAAAGTAGCTTCCCGTGAAGGTTGGTTTTTTAACTGGCAGGGCGGATTTCAGGATGTGATGGAGCTTACGGAGAGCATTCGGGAAGCCAAGAGCGCTAGTGACATCGATACAATATTGATGGCCTACTACAACGATTATTGGGACTACTACTCGGAACTGCTGGCAGAAAAATATCCGACTCGCACAACTGCCATTCATGCGGCAATTAACGCTCACAGAAGCCTCGCTCCAGCCGGCTACTCGCTGAGCATTCCTGTGTTCTTGGCTCAGGCAGATGGCATCTTTTCTGAAGTGACAGGCATCCCTTCAGCGATGGACAAGGTGAAAGGGCAGAATCTCATCAAGGGAAGTCAATGGCTGAGTACTCAAATTGGTGCTGACGAAAAAGCTATGGGCAGTCTGCTTCCAGCTCTGGAGTTACATGAGTTAGATATCCTGAAAAGCCAGGGCGCCCGTAACGCAAAGGCTCGCGAAACCGGTAAGGTTTTTGACGCCCTGAATCGTCATCAGGTCATGCATGGAGAGGTTTCAGACTACGGCACCGAAATAAACAGTATGAAAGCCTTCTCCTTTCTCCTTTTCGTAGCATTGCACGTCCCCGGCATTCTGGAAGATGCAAAGAAAAGATCCGCAGAAAAGGAGTAAATACTCAAGTGCGGCCATGAGGCATGGTTTGGGTTGTGGACGTGCTTTGGTTAAGAAAAACTGCTTGTAAACAAAAGCCCTGGCGGGGGCATGCTCATAGTCCGAGGTCGGCGCCGAACTTTTGATCAACGCTAATGAGAGTTGCGACTCTCCTCGTCGAACTTCATGACAATATTTCCCAGATACTCCCTTGTGCCTTGATCAATTGGTTTGCCGAGCAATCCCAGGCATCTAATTACCCCTGGAATGCCTCGTTTGAGAGTTTTTATAACACCCTCGCCAAGGTTTAATCTCAACTCATAAGCATTGAAGAACTCGTTATCGCTGCCGACAAGCTCCTGGATTTGATGGATCTCAAGGCCGTCGCCTAGAATAATGGGGAAGTCTTTCATTTCCTACTCTCTTATTATTATGTGCTGCAGGTGGATTTGAAAACAAAGACAAGGGTCAGAGGCCTAGGTCAGCGCCGAGCTTGTGGTCTAGATACTGGCGCAGGTGCGTTTTTTTAGTGTCCAGCATATAGGCCTCCGCCAGTTTTTCTTTCAGGGCGTCGAAGTAGTTGCTCCGGAACTGATATGGCCGATCATATGTTTTATCGTATGATATTCGGCGAACCTCATCGCGACCAAGTTCAACGATCGCTGCCTGAACAAGCGGAAAGCTCTCGGATAGGATGTGATGCGCACTTCTCTGACGCTCCTCTCGCCTTTGCCTTTCATCCTGACTAATTGGTGGCAGATCCATAAAATTTAGAAGTGGGGCTGTGTACGGAATCGCTCGGGCGTATTGAATTGCGTCAATGGCATCCTTCAAGGCTGGTGAAAGGCTGTCGTAAATATCATTGTGGGGGTTTATGGTTACGAAGAAGTCGAGACCAGTATTTTTATGAAACATGGAGTTTATCTCTCTTGTTGTGTGTCCCTCTTACTTTAATAGTACTGGTTGTGCATACAGTCGCGCAATAGATCAAGAAAAGTATTCTCGACTCGTACAACAAGTATCAGGATAATACTTGCACGATACCCATGCTGGCATTACATTTCATAGCACTTACTTAAAGGAGCATCACCGATGTCAAAGGCAGCCGAATACCGCGCCCTGGAACGCCAGATCGCCGAGCAATTGCAGGCCCTAGAAGCCCTTAAAGGCAGCTCCGCTCTGCAATCCGAACTCGAATTTGAAGACAAACTGCGCAAGCTCTTGGGCGAGTACAACATGTCGCTTCGCAACGTTATTGCCATCCTCGATCCTAAAGCTAGTTCGGCTGCTGGTGTCGCAGGGGCTGGCAAGGTTGATGGGCGAAAGGGCCAGCGTGCGCCGCGTGCTGTTAAGCGGTACGTTAACCCTCACACTAATGAGGTTGTCGAGACCAAGGGCGGCAATCACGCGATTCTGAAAGCTTGGAAGAGTGAGCATGGCGCTCAGCAGGTAGAAAGCTGGCTACAGTGAGTTAGAATGCTGGCTTCTGAGAAATCTGGAGCCAGGTAATGCCAAGGAAGACACTGATATTCGGAAACGGGTTGGGTATGGCGCTCGACCCTAGGCACTTTTCCCTGACCAATGCCATGGCGGACGTTTGGGCTGACCCCGTAGCGCTTCCTGACGTTCAAAAGCAACTGATCAGTCAGTGTGTTGGTGGAAATGGAGCTATACCTGAGAGAGAGGATCAGCTAGATCCTCTACACCTCGTCATATCGGCTTGCAAGACCCTTGCAAGCATTAACATGTCACAGCGAATGGATGTCCATTGGCTTTCCCAAGAGGGTCAGCAGTTCCCTGTGGCTGTCTCAAACTACATTCACAAAGTCGCAACGAGACTGCACCTGTACGGCGGTGAGCTACCTCCGGCGTTTTTGGCTCCACTGATTGATTTCGTAAGAACAACCAAATCCCATGTCGCAACTTTGAATTACGACAAGCTTCTCTACGGGGCCTTTCTCGATGCCAATTTGATGGCTGGGTATTTCGATACCACGCTTGTTGACGGTATGGTTGGCGGGGGGTTTAGCTCAGAAGCCCTAGAACGACGCTATGGCAATAATTACGGCTACTACCTGCACCTCCACGGGTCGCCTTTGTTTTTCGATCATCATGGTCTAGCACGCAAGCGGGAACGACATGAGCTCAATCCATTCTCGCCGGAGGGCTCTGACCATATTGTTCTCACACACGTTAGGCATAAGCGGTCAGTGATTGGTGCCTCCATGGTTCTCTCAGCTTACTGGAACTACCTGAATTTCTGCCTAAACGAATCAGAAGAAATCATCGTATTTGGTTACTCTGGCGATGACTTGCATTTGAACGACGTCATAGCTGCGTATGCCCAGTCCAGGCGTGTTGTGGTTGTAGAGTGGAGCGGGTCTGGAGCAACTGAGCAGCAACGACGTTGGTTCTGGACGCAAAAACTCAAAACGAATAATCTTCAGCACTGGTATCTGCCAAACATTCTGGCTTTCAATCAGTGGTAGCATAACTATTAGTTGCGCTCTCTTTTGCTCCACATGCATAGTTGAATCATGCAGGGCATAACAATAAGAGAGCGCAAAATGAACATCAGCAAAATCTACGCAGACGCAAAAGCCGCTATTGAGCAATCCTCTGGCACTTACTTCCTTTTTCAGATCGCCCCTGATGTCGAGGATTCCTGCGTAGACGAGTGCTTCCGGTTAGCACAGCAAGACACCCGGAAGCCTGTTGATCGCCCAGACCTCCAGCAACTCCCGAAATGGCAACAGCTTTGCGCAGCTGCGTGCATGACCGAGTTTCACGCCTGCCTCTCACGCATCGCCCAGGAGCGTCTGGAGCGACTTAAAACCGCCTAATCCTTAGCACCCCAGGGCCTGGCCACCCGAGCTGGGCCCTTGACATTTCCACCCCCAATTGCCAATCTGTCAATAACTGCCATGATATGACGGAGTGGCCATGCTTACTTTCATCACACCTCGCGACCGCCTGCTGCTCCGTTTTTTGAAGCCAAAAGTGGCTGCGTGGAGATGTTTTGCCAAAGCCAGGGGGCTGATGGGGATTTCGGCTGAGAGCCACGAATTCCTAGAACGTGCGCTGAACGACCAAATCGAGAACTATGACAGCTGCTCGATGATCGGGGGCTTCAAGTTTGAGGATGGTCAGTACCTTTTGAAGCTGCAGACAGCAGATGGCGTTGTGCATCGCTACTGCTCGTCGCTTCTGGAGGTTGCGGTGATTGTGAGTTTTAAGTTTAAAGTGTGGAGCGGGCCAGTTCTTAGTTTTACTCCTCCGTTCTCAACTGCAGCTCTTAATGCCACGAGCCCTAATGACTTCATTTCCAGGTTTCTTGGGCTGCTGAGGGAAGAGAGGCTTGATCAACTTCGAAGGCTTTGGCTCGCATATCTGACCACTGAGCGGGATAGCGATGCCTCTAGGCTTTCGCAGGTTAAATGTATTGCGGGCATTCTTTCCGGGAATTACGAGTCTGCTCATGCGGGAGCGGATGTCGGGGAAAGGTTTTCTGCTGATCTGGTGAGCCTGGGGATTGACAAGAAGAAGGCCTATAACGAGATCTTCGATCTGATGCATCCTTTGATTCTAAAAGAACTGCAGTTGGACAGGCCTCACGCTTATCACTTATACCAAATTTGCGAGAGCGAGGATGAGTTACGTCGACTCTTGGGCGGGGATATGGGTTTTCTTCGCAATAGAGTTGCATTAATGAGTGCTGAGCAGCGCGAATATATGTTTGGGTCGGAGCTGGGGCTATGAATGAGGTCGTTCAGGGATGATGTATCTACAAAATATCATCAGGTTCTGTTCTCCAGCTGCGATCAGATTTGATGGTGGAAATTACTATTTCGATGATTGCGAGTTTGGCACTTTCATTGAGTTCTTTGACTACGTGGCTCAAGTGTATTCGTTCTCTGAAACGACCACTCACATAGACTGGGAATTTGAGTGCCTCAGTAGCATTGCTCATAGTATTTCGGATGAGCAAACAAATCTTGATGATGTTGAGTTTCTATGGCATCTGCTAAATACTGTTTTCTTCGAAGACCTGGGTCGCAATGAAGCCCTAGACACAATTATGGCCCAGATTTACTGGTCTCTTAATAATAGCGACGTCGACGCAGCCTGCAATGCTTTGTCTAACTATGTTCGGCAAGCAGCCGGTGATTAAAATGCGCTTGTCAGTTGCTAGGTATCTAGCATGGGTGTTTCCGGCAGTCATCAAAGAGCATGATGTTTACGCGCTATCTAATGGTCAGAATTACATCTCTGAACGCAATCTGATGATGCTTTTGCACTCAAACTATATGACACACCCTGAAGGTTATTACGACAAGCGGGGTTTTGACAAAGTATGGTCTCTTGTAGATTCGATTCATGATGATGACTTGTTTTATCATGCGTTAGGTAATGAGATTGCTGGGATTGCTTGGCGTCAGTGGTTTTTAGGTCGGCTAGACAAGATTCTAATTGTGTATGAAAATGCAGCCGAGAAGTACTATTGGTGTCTAGTCGCTGGTGATGACTTAGCATTGTTGAAGTTTGCTTTGAGTCACATGGGAAAATTCAAGGAAATAATGTACGGAGGGAGTATGAAGTCGTTAATCCAGAGCTTTCATGACAAAAAACGCGAAGAGTTTATTCGCCGATACCGTCTGATTAATCCTGAGCGCGCAGACATTCTCGATGAATGCAGGACTGATTCTGAATGCGACAAGTTTTTGAAGAATGACAAGGATTTTATGAAGGTTCTTCGACAGCGTTTAATGGATGCTGGGAAATTTGAATCTATTGACTACCTGACAGGTGCCGACCTTGGTCAGTAATTTGGTTAAGAGAAACTAATCTTTTTGATGCGGAAGTTGTAGCTAGCGTTCAAGGGATAACTTCCGCATCGCTTGAGGCGTTGATCAGATAGCCGTTTTGTCCCGGGCCTGGCAGTTGAGTTTGTAAGAGAGCACTGGTGGTATGTTTCCTCCATGAGCTGCATGCCAGGTGTTTCTAGCAGTCTCTTTGATGGGCAAACTGTAGTCCATTACACCACTGATTCTATTAATGGAAATAAATGTCCCGGTCTGATAGGCCCCTTCGATTTTGTTGCCAGAATCTGATGTGACTGAAAATACTTTGTGGCTTTCTTCCGGGGAGATGATCGTCTTATCCGTGAGATTTACTTCCCAGGTCTTTGGTGGCTCGACAAACAAGCCGATAATTCCTTGCTCAAGCGCATCTTGAATGAACTGCTCTCGCGGGTTCTTGGGCGCTACTTTGTAGGCATCTGGGATATTGAAACTTGACCCAGAAATCTGTTGGCAGTTCAAGAAAATGGACTCAGCGAACGCGCTTGCTGGCAGCGTTGCGAACACCAGCGCTGCGATCTGTACTTTTATCATCAAAAATCCTTTTACCCTTGTGAGCTCTGATGGCGTGGCGCCAGTTTACACGCCTACGGTTGTCATATCGTAGACGATCTAAGTAATTAGTAACTGCCATGATATTGACTCATTGCAATCTCATGAGTAATAATGAAGCATAAAAACAATAATAAAGAGTGACCCCTATGACCTCAAAATTTATGGTCGAGCCCGTGGTGGTATGCGACGAGTCCACTCGGCATCTGTGCGCAACCTATCTGTGCGGGGGGTACGACAAAGCCAAGAATTTCTACCCTGGCGCCTCAGGGTTTTTTAGGCGCGAACGAGGGAAGGCACTTCAAGACTGGGGTATAGAAGCGGAGCTGGGAGACCAAGGGTGCTGGCACATCTTCAAATGCATGATCCGGTACCTGCTGACTAGTGGCATTTTTAAATTCAGATACACGACATATGAATTCTGCGTCACCGAGTTCGACGATGAAACTCTCGACACCCTGGTCTGGGAAGTGATCGGCCAAATCAATGAATGGTGAGATATGTCCAATCAATCTGCTGAAATGATTTTCAATGCATTCAAAGCCCGAAACTTGGCAGGGCTCCAAGGCATCCGCCATCATCTGGACAAGCACGAGCTGCAAGCTGGCACTGTCCAGCTTTTGGCGGACATCGCGGATCACCTTTACGCCCAGGGCTTTGATGGCAAAAGCAAGCCTCTGGACGATGGGTATCGCGAGATGCTGCTGGAGCTTGCGACGCTGATCGGGCCGGTTGCAGTGCTGCTGGGGTGTCAGCGTGGGGCCGGGATTAGCGGTGATTACGAGCTGGTGCGATGCCTCCTTAATCAGCTCCAGGAGCATCAGGACGAGTTGATTATCGAGCAAATCCCTACTGCTTTGATGAACTCCCAATTTCCGGTGGGCATGCTCCTAGTTCGGTTTTATCTGCATAAGCTGCCTGCAGGGCGAAAGCCTGAGCGAAAGCTTACGGCTATGGAGCTTTACGGGGCTTTCGAGGCGTTGGATGAAGTTGTCCCGTTTAATAGCCAGGGCAATGAAGAATTGGTGGCATTGGAGATCATGAGGCTAATGCTGGACACCGGTTTTGTTCACAACGTTCTATATAGAGCACAGACCGGGCGCTTCGTACCTAGCCAGTATTTCTATAATGCACTCAACCTACTTAAGCCATCTGAGCAGCAGTTTCTCAAGCAATTCCATGCGCGTAAAAAAGCCTAAAAAATATTTGCATTTGTTCCCCCTTTTGTGTTTGGCATTGATATAATGAGACATACCAATAAGAAAACAACATCCCTTGGGGGGATTAAATGTTTCAAACACCAATGCTCGTTAGCCTCATTCGTTTCGGTGAAGACGAAGTTCCGCCACTGGACTTCAATACACTTTCCGAGAACCCTGCATTCTTGGACTTCGTCAAAGCTCATGTCGAGAAAGAAGTCACTCCGCTGAAGAACAAGAATGCCGATCTTTTGAACGAGAAGAAAACCTTATCTGAGCGTATGAGGGCCTTTGAGTCTGGCATCCAAGAGAAAGACGACTTGGAAGCCTTGAAAGCTGGCAAGCTCGATATTCAGTCGCTGGTCGACAAGCGAGTCAATGCCAACAGCGCCACATGGCAAGAGAAACTGGCGGCAGAGCAGGCCGAGAAAGAGGATCTGCGAAAGGCTGTCGACAACGAACGACTCAAGTCCAAGCAACTTCAGATCAAGCAAATTATTGGCCAGATCGCACTCAAGAACGAGCATTTCCATCAGTCTGCACTCGAAGATCTTATGCCTGTTGCTGGAAATACCTGGCAACTCAATGATAACGGAGTGCTAGAAGCTCGCGACTCAAGCGGAAATGTGATCACTGGTAAAAGTGGGAAGCCAATTACCGGCGAAGAGTGGTTCACAGCGCTCATGACCCAAAAACCGCACTGGTTTAAACAGGTTCCTGGCTCTGGCTCGCGTGGCGTGAATGGCTCCGGCAAGGCCGTCAGCACTGCTGAATGGCAACGCACCCTGCTGACAGCTAGCGCAGATGAAAAGAAAGCCTTGCTCGCAAAAAGAGCCTCTGGCGAAATCGTCATCAACTGATTCACTTCGGGGCCTCCGGGCCCCATCCGGTTGTGCCGGAAACATCACGCCTTGTGGGCTGATGCCGCGTCAAAAAACCCATATCCATCACCAATAAAAACAAAAACAGGTGAAGTAATGACTGCAATGCTCCCACTCGTCTCGCTGATTCGTTTCGGCAACGACACCGAAGCCCTGATGACCGAGGTTATCCTGCCCCTGGCCGTCGACCGTCTTTTCGGTCAGCTGACCATGCCCAATCTCGTAAGCATCAACACGGCTGACGAGTCGAAGAACCATGGCGACACTATCCGAATCGCTAAGCCGATCGAGTTCTCTGACGCAGATGATCACCCAACCGACAGCGCTGGTTCGCAATCGGAAGACATCACTGCCGGCAAAATCGACGTGAAACTGGATCGTCATCTGTACAAGCAGTTCGCGATGAAAGACGCTGAGTTCATGTCTCACGCGAACTCCCTGACCCTTCCGTCCGCTGCAGAAGCTGCTGTTGATGCCCTGGCCCGCACCATCAACAAAAATCTGTTCAATCTGTACAAAGACGTTCCTTACATTTCTGGAGATCCAACCTCGACGGCAGGTCGCGACAAATTGGATTTGATCACTGCGCGCAAGGAAATGCAGAACCGCAAAATCCAGAATGGTCGCAACATTGTCCTGACTTCCGACACTGAGGCAGACCTGCTGCTGGAGTTCTCGAAGATCAACGAAAGCGGCGACGCGAACGTAGTCAGCCAGGGCCTAATCGGTCGCAAGTATGGTTTCGACCTGTACAGCGACGTTCAGGCCCCTTACCACGTAGCAGGCACTGCAGCTGCTAACGCCGGAATGACCCTTTCTGCCCAAGCTGTCGCTGGCTCCACTTCACTGGCTCTGGCTGGCGTGAACGGCGCAACTTTCCTGAAGGGCGATGTGGTCTCGGTTGCAGGTACTCATCAGACCTTTGTGGTCACTGCCGACACCATCGGCGCTGCAGTCCCGGTCTACCCAGCCGTCCTGGAAGCCATCGCATCAGGCTCCGCTGTCACCGTGCTCGGCGATCACCCGATCGACCTGGCCTTCACCAAGTCCGCGTTCCTGATCGCCTTCCGCAACCTGGAAGTGCCAGAAGACGCAGCCGGCGTGAACATTGCGCAGATGACCGACCCACGAACTGGCATCTCGCTTCGCATGCTTCGCTGGTACGAGCCACGCACAGAGTCTACTCAATGGAAATTCGAGACCCTCTGCGGCCTGAAAACCGTGAGCCCTGAACGTGCGCTGAGACTCGGCGGCCACTGACAGAGACTGGGCCCTCCGGGGCTCTTTTTTGATCGTGAATCAATAATCGCCATAATATGTTCCACGTGGAACATGAAGCCTTTTTGAGAACAAACGTGAAGCGCGAAATCGAGACATACAGCCTACAGATGGGTGATCACCTGGTCTTTGTAGATCGTGGAACACGGGCAGAGGATCACTGGCTGGGCCTGGGGTACCAGGATTCGGCAGCTGTCGGATCTGTTCCTGGTGAACCTAATGTTGGTGATGAAAAGCCTAAACGCCGGGGCCGCAAGGTTGCTGCTGAGGTGACAGGTGATGAGTAGACGTCCTGGATTGTTTACCGCTCAAACTCGCGAGAGAGAGCCGCTGCCGATCGTTGCGCCTGCTGAACTGTTGGGGCGTAAGGCGCTTACGGGATCTGAGACTTTGGTGGCCGAGGCCTGCGAATCGGAAGCCGCGTATCTCTTTTGCAACTCCCTGATCCACGTGGCCGCTGGAGGTGTCGTTAGTACTGATTCACCGCCTATGGATGCACGTGGGGGCACGTTCATCGCCGTTGACAGGGGTGCAGTGCTGCAGGTGCGGTTGATGGATGGTGTCGACGCTGCTGAATGCTGGGTGCACGCAGTCAAATGATTAGAAGAATAGGGGCTGCGGCGATCTTTGGGATGCTCAGTGTGGGAAGTCGACGTTTCGCCGGCACGGCGCCTTCGATTCCTGCAAATGCCATTGTGTATGAGCTCTCTGCCGGGCAGTACGAGGCTGAGAAAACAGATGATGATGAAGTGATCGTGTATGAAAACAATCAGTGAACTGCCGGCATGGTCTGGTGATGTCTCGATGCGCCTGCATGCACACAGGCCGGGTAGCTCTGAAGGCGTCTCAATCGATCAGGTTGCGGCCAAAGCTGCCAAGGTCGGAGATATCTTTCTGAAGCCGCGTGGGAGCTATGACGGGCTGCTGGAGTGCAACGGATCTTACATGTACGACCAAGATCTTGACGCCCTCAAAGCTGCCTTGAAGTTCGAGGAGTACGGAGCTACACGAGTGTCGTTGAACGAAAACTCGGAGACCAGGTTTGGTAACGAGCTCTATTCACGGGTTTTCCGAAGCGGCCAATCGACCCTGGCGAAAGCTGAGAGCTACTGGCATGTGTTCCAGACAGGCAATCCCATTCCGAATAATTATCCGCCTGGCATGAATGTATTCAAGACGTCGAAGCACATTTTTTACGGGTCTGCTGGCACGGTGTTCCAGGACATCGGCAGCGTTGCGCTCAATGCTCCGTTCGAGAGCTTCGAGGGCGCGGCAGAATCCATCTTCGGGTACTCAATTCTTGCAGTCGTGGAGTCTGGCATCCTGACTCTTTACAAAGCTGATGACGGAGCCGCCTTCACCAATGCGGGCACCATTGCTGCGGATACTTCCAAGCCTATTAAGCTTGTGGGTTCAGGCGACGTATACGCGCAGCTCACAATTGAGGGACAGCAGGGCATCTACAAGCTGATGTTCGATGATGGCCAGGTCTCAACTGTACTTATGCTTGAGATCGATGCTGACGTTCAACATGAGTGCATCGAAAGCGCTGGATTTGGCGCGGCATACGTATACACAAGCAGGAATGCCCTTGAATTCCGGACGCTTGAGGATGAGTTCAGCTTCCCGATCAACCTTCCACCGCTGCTGGGCTTAAAGCGCCTGGTTGCGTTGAACAGCGGCACCGGCTCTAGCGTGCTTGTTGCGGTACCGGAGACGAACAGTCCAGCAATGATCTCCTTCGACGGCGGCAACACCTGGTCGCAAGCCCCGATCATGTCTGGCTACGCTGACGCCGATTTTGATGCCCTGAGTAATGAGTTCGCCTTTGTTGGCGGCGAGGGCTCGACGGGTTCGATGATGGGGCAAAGCGGCAGCGTGCAGACTAATACAGCGGACTTCGGGCCAGGTTTAACGCTCGTCCTGCCAAACCTTCAACGCCCAGAGAAAAACTTGGCTTACTACATCAAGAAGTGAATCATGCGCGCTTACTACAACGATTCGGGCTACGTCTTTCGCATCACTGCTGATGACATGCCTGGCCTGCAATACCTCGAAATCCCAGACGGCCCAGCAATTGCCACAAGCCTCAATTCTGGTCTTGTTCCAGTCGTGCGTGAGGGCCAGCTGCGCTTCGAGCCCAACCGAGCCGCAATAATGAAAGCTGTTCGGGAGAAACGCGCTGAACTACTGCAGGAAGCTGACGCTAGGGTTTCCAAGCTGAACGATCAGGCTCTCATCGCCGGCATTCAGGTCGACCAGGAGACGCGCCAGGCTCTCGCAGCGTACAGGCAGGCGCTGCGCGACATCCCGGAACCACCGACCCCACAGGTGTTGTTTGGCCGCAAAAACCCTAAACTCTCTGAGATTGTGGCCGACACAGCAATGATTTCGCTAACAAAGGAATGGGTATGAATTTTTTCACCAAGCTATTTGCTCAAAGCGAAGATGAGATTTTGGAGATCTGGCGCCGTATCAAAGCGATGGATGATGAGCATCTGATGGATGTTGCCAAACTTAAGGCAACAGAAACTAGTGGCCAGCTAGCTTTCGTGGCGCTCTACATTAGGATGGAAGACGGCATAATCAGAGAGTTCGAGCAAGAGGGTGATGGATACTTTTCACATATGCAGTCGGGACTTAGAACGCTCTATAAAAATGATGCAATCTTGCTGGGTGATAACGCAGAGCTGAAAAAGCTTCGAAAGATCATAAAAGAGCTTATTGACAAGAAGTGATTAAATAAAATGCGGTGATTCGGGTTGTCCTTGCGCACCACCTGAGTCTCGCATGTTACAATTATGTAAATGGCCAAAGAGCCAGCTTGACTAATAATAAGAAGAATAACAATGTCAACAAACCCTCCGGCGCCCACCAACGCCAGCAGCCTCGTTATTTCCCTCTATGCCCTAATACCGCTGTTATCCCTAGTGGTTAGTGGTGTATGGGCTTACTCGGGTCTCGACAAGAAAATCGAACTCCTTGATCAACGCGTCGACATCGTCTCAGCTCAAATCCAGAGTTATCAGATTGAGCGCAAAGAAGATAACAGACGTGTTGAAGGGAAGCTCGACAGCATCAGTAATCGTCTTGACTCCTTTATCATAAGAGGAGCAGCGAAATGATCGCGATGATTAGTGCCTTATTTGGCTTCCTGGGGCCGTTTGTTCCCAAAGTCTTCGATTACTTCCAGTCGAGCCAGGATCATAAGCAAGAAATTGAGCTGATGAAGTTGCGAATGGAGTCGGCTAATTCTGAGCATACTTGGCGCCTGGAAGAGATCAATGCCAAGGCGGATATTGCTGAGGCTGTCGCTGTTCACAAGCCTGAAGAGTCATATGCCGACAAGCTAATTTCGAGTGTTGGTGGTGGGACTTTGCCGGGCTGGGTCAAAGCTTATGTGGCACTGGTTGGTGTGCACGTGGATTTTGTTATTCGCATGTGCCGTCCGCTGATCACATATGCAATGGTTGGCTTTTATATGGCCTACAAGGTTGCTGTTTTTCATGCGTTGGAAGCCGCAGGGCTCACTGGGTTTGATGCGCTGAAGAGCAGCTGGACTGAGTTCGACGAGGCCATGCTTGCGGCCATCATGGCGTTCTGGTTTGGCGGTCGCATTCTCCAGCGTCACATGAAGTCTAAATAATGACTCGATCAGTGCTTGAAGAAGCAGTTGAGATCGCAGCCAGACTCGTCAGTCGTCCGGAGTTTGATGGGCTGCACGATCCTGACAAGCGGACTGCTGTGATTGAGCCGTACTACGACCCGGTGGGTCTGCCTACGATCGGGTACGGGCACTTGCTTTCACGTGTTGCATGGGCACCTCTGGATCAGTTTCCAGCTATCACGGTTTCGCAGGCCGAGGCTTTGCTTAGATCCGACCTGATGAAGGCCGCAGGCGCTGTGATGAGGATGGTGCAAGTCAAACTCAACGCAAATCAGATCGCAGCGCTGATCGATTTTGTGTTTAACGCGGGTGCTGGCAATTTCGAGATCTCGACCTTACGCAAGGTTATCAATCGCGGGGATTTTGCTTCGGTGCCGGCCCAGTTGATGCGTTGGGTATATGCAAAAGGTGTGAAGCTTCCGGGCCTTGTGAAGCGTCGCAAGGCTGAAGCTGCGCTCTGGGTGGCATGATGAAAAAGATCTCAGCAAAAAAGGTCATTGACTACAAGTTGCGTCTCACAGGGCAATACACCCGAATTGCGCGTGGGGCCGTTGCTCAATTGGTGGCCCTGAGGAAGGGCGTAGCAGCAGAGCTGGAGGATGGACTGAAGCGCAGTGCCATGCTTACAACCTTCCAGGCTAAGAAGAAGATCGCAAACATCGACAGAGCCATTGCAGATCAGTACAGCGCGATGCAGGTCGATCTGGTTGATGAGCTAACCGAGCTGTACAAGGCCGGCGTCAACTGGCAGTCGAACACATTCGAAGTGGACATTGGAGGTGCGCAAACCAGTGAAGACTTCATTAGGGCCTTCATCGAAAACGATCCGTTCGACGGAAAGCTGCTGAAGGAGCTGATGGGGGAGCAGACCCTGGCTGTTCAGAACGCGGTGAAGAGGACTGTTCGGTTGGGCATAGTGAACGGCCAATCCCTAGGCAAAATCGTCGACGCAATCGCTCACGACCCGGTGAATCCGTTTAGCAGCGCAAGGCACAAAATCGAGGCAATGGTGCGCACAGCATCTGCACATGTAACTGCCAAGACTGACCTGATCGGCTTCGAAGCTGCCGGGGTTGGGGAATACCAGCTGAGTGCAGTGCTCGACGTCAGAACATCGCTAATCTGCGCTTCGCTGAGCGGAAAGAAATTCAGTATGAGTGACCCGAAGAAAAAGGTTCCGCCATTTCACTTCGGTTGCCGCACAACCATGATCCCGGTGTTTGACGGCGACGATCCGGTTCCAGAAAATTTCGATGCATACCTCAATTCCGTGGACGAAGAGACACAGGTTGAGAGCCTGGGCTCTGCGTATCATCGACTTTGGAAAAACGGAGCATCACTGGAAAGCTTCGTGAATCAGAACACCCTGCACGTCATCCCGCTCAATCAGATGAAAGGCCTGACACTGCCATAAAAAGCGTTTCTCTTAACCAAAGATCTTCACGGCCACCCTCAACGGTCGCCTCTCTTTTATAAATAGAAAGGAGGGGTTGAGGGTAAAGATCAGAGGGAAGGAGTCCATGAACCGTTGTTGATTGGTTAAGAAAAACTATGTACGCAAACTACCTTGATTACACCTCAGAATTCCCAAACGATCAGCTACCAAGCGAAGGGGAAGCCCGGATCATCCGCGTCATCGAGAAAGCCTCTCGGCGCGCTGACAGCTACATTCGATCTGCCGGCCTGGATGCTCCACTCACCGACGTCGAAGCGATCGAAGACATCAAGGGCTTCGTTTTAGACATCGCTCGGTACTACCGTTGGGACGAGAACCCTACTGATGAGCAGCGGCTCAGGTTTGAGGACTCCATCCGCTGGTTCGAGGGCCTTGGCACTGGCCGAAACCGCATCCGCACAGCCACACAAGAATCGAGAAAATCGGGCTTCCATAACCTCAGGCTGATCCGTTCATGATTACTGCCGCAAGCCAGCCCATCACGCTCGAAGTCGACACATCAGCCCTGCAAGAGCTCGTAAGCAAGGTCAGGCAGCTCGGCCCTGCAAACCCGCATGTCAAAAAGGGCCTCAACCAGATCGGCGTTCGGTGGATCGCCCGAGTTAAAACCTGCTTTCAGCGCAGTGTCGATCCCTACGGCAACATCTGGGCGCCCATCACCCACCGCCAGGGCCAGCCGCTCCTCGACACGGGCCGTCTTCGTAACAGCATCAAGCACAATGTCCGTGGCACCAACCTCGAACTCGCAAGCAACTTGATCTACGCAGATAACCATCAATACGGCATCACTGTTAAACAAAGACGGTACTTGCCTGACAAACAAGGCCTCCCAAAAGCGTGGCTCGCGGAATATCAAAATATTCTCTTGCAAAACATCGAAAACGCCCTTGCCACAAGTGCGCCCGTGTTAAAATAAGAAGAAAAATACATGGCCATCACCGAAACCCTCGAAGCATACAAAACCCTGATCGAAAGTTTGCCATCAAAACCGAAGGTGGATCTTTTCTCTGGCAAAGTAGCAGATGAAACGCTGAAGAACATTTCGCTCCAGGGCGATCAGTGTTATGTGCTCTTGGCATGTGGCGGTGGGCCTATTGTTTCAGATGCTCCGAAGATGGTGTGTGATGCAGTGTTCGGGGCCTTCATTATCTCCAAGGCTGATATCGACACCAAAGGCGTTTCTCGGAAAGCCATGGATTTTGGTGTTGAGCTGTCTAATGCCCTGAAAACGTATAGGGGAAGCCCCAAGCGCAACCCGAATTTGCCGAAGATTGCATCTTTCGAGGAATTGCTATCTGGCTTTAAATCTTCAAACAACAACTTTAGCGCCTGGCAGTTAGCTTGGACGCACTGGGTCTCTTTTGATTGACTCGCACACCATCATAATAATAACAAAGGTGATTGAAATGGCTGTACAAACAATTGACACTTCCATCGGCTGGATCGGTAATGGCGCCATTCTGATCTCAAAGCTTGATAACAGCGACAAGCCAGTCGGTGGATTCTACGCGATTGCTCACTCGTCTAGTGCTGTCCTTGCACTGTCGGTTGATAAAGTGGAGATGCAGGACACTACTTACGGCACGCTCAGCGCGGTCAAGTCCAAAGTTATCAAAACTACTGGTGAGTTGACACTCAATGCCAAAGACTTTAACGTCGAAGTCATGAAGTTGGCCCTATTCGCCGATACCACGAAAGATGCAGCAGCTGCTGAAAAGACTTGGGTTGGCAATGCATTTCTGGGGCGGTCTGTTGTAGTTCCAGGACTCATTGCGTCTGTTGCATCGATCACGATTGCCGGAGAGCCAGTCACTGAGGATCAGTATCGAGTCTCGGGCGGGTCGATTGAGTTCGATGCAGCCGCTAGTTTTGAAGACGGTGCTGAAGCAACGATTGTCTACTCAACGAAAGCCACCACTCGTTTGGAGGGCCTTATCAACTCGAACATCAACGTCCAAATCGTTTTTGAGGGTTTCAACTTGGGCGAGGACGATCAGAACGTGAAAGTCACGTACCACAAAGTCAGCTTGAGTCCGGCTGCTCAGCGCCAATTGATCACTGCAGACTGGGGCGATCAAGAAATCAAAGGCACGCTACTGGCGTCGAAGGCTGTGAATGGATCGGGCGTCAGCAAGCTGTTCAAAGAAGAGTACGCATAACGCCCAGCAGTCCACGAGGCCGGTCGCTGACCGGCTTTTTTGTTACCATGGAAGCCCACGAAAAGGACGAGGTGACCATGGCTGCACGATCTGATTTTGAGGTGATGTTGGACGGAGATGCGCGAGATCTTCGGCATTTCAGTGAGCGCGGCGCCTCCACGAAGTACTTTCACATTTGGGGCGGCACTGACCACCAAAATGACTGTCAAAGTGACTTCTTCAGTTTCAATTCGATCTATTTCGAAAATGAAGAAGATGAAAACCTGATCTGGCAGGTGGCTTACGAATTGGTCAGTTTGTTCAATGGTGCTGCTAAGCTACACTGGCGTGACTACAGGCCGCTGTCCATCCACAGATTGCTACTCAATGATATTCCGCTAAACTGGCGCGAGCCAATGACCCCTCTGAGCCTGCTTCAGCGCCCTTCGATTTCCCAATACAAGTGGAATGAGGAAATGAGCAATGCCTTACAGTCATCTGTGAGAATGGGCCTCATCGTCCTGGCCACTGAAAACGAAGACGTCTATATGCTGCTCAAACAGTTTGAAATGGACTCAAGCTGGGTTGGTTACTACCGGATTATGGAAACTATTGATTCGCATGCCAGGGTCAAGGGAATCACGGTTGGAGAAGACAAAAAGGAGCGTGAAAGCTTTACATTCACAGCAAACAATTATTCGCTCTCCGGATTCGACTCAAGGCATGGCTTTAAGGACAAAGTGAAGTCCAGCAAGCTACCGGTGATGAAGGTTGAGCAGGCTCATGACTTTGTTTCGCGGATGTGCAAGTCATATCTACAGCAGGCGTATCCGCAATTCCTGAGATTCAAATAAAAAGCCGGCCCAGGTGGCCGGTTTTTCATTCCATTCAAGATCAGTGGTTGTACTTGTACCAGACCTGCCGGGCTGCCGCAGTACACCACGACTCCTTGAAAGCCCCCAAGTTCGGGAACTCTCTCTCAAGCCCGGCCCTGGCATTCAAGCAAAAGCCTTCGACGCAGCCTTGGTCAGCTAACTCATCCAACAGATGGCTTTCGATGAACTCAGCTAGTTCGTCAATCTTCTCCCGCTCGTAAGCCGGATCATTGCGCTGAGCGACCTTGCGCTTGCACATGTACTCGGTGACTTCCTGGAGAGACATCACGCTCATCTGCGAATCAGTGAGCAGTGGTGGTAGATCAGTGCGAGCATCAAACATGATCATTCTCCCCGTCAAAAGCCAAGGATTTGTATGCCTGAAGCGCTTCTTCGACAACCCAGTCCAGCTCTGGCGGAATAATCAGATCAGAACCAATAGATCCCTCGACTTCTTTTCTGAGTTCGACGAAGTTGTAGGCATTCGAATTTATGGCAATCTCCAGGACTGCTGCGCGGATCTCATCCTTCGTTGCAACCAGCTCAGGGTCATATTCGATATCGCTCATTTGAAAACTCTCTCTTGTTATTGGGCACTGCTTACACTTTCAATATTACCGATGCCTACCATGTCGCGCCAGTAGACATCTCCAGCAATTGAGGTATACAACGAAAATAGTTCTACCTCGATTTTCTTTGTTGTCAAACTGGGTTTGGCCCACAGGGGTTTCAGGGCAAGGTATAATGAGAGAAAGCCACACATAATAATAAGAAGAACACATGGCACTCTCAGATCTCGTGATCCCCTCGCGGCCTATAACAATTACCCAGGCATCAGCTGATAAACCCGAAGTCACTATCGATGTGTTCGGCCTGAATACTGAAGATTTCATTTACCTTGTGGATGGTTACAAGGAAGCCCTGGGCGCTATTTTTCTTCGCAACGTAAAAGAGTCACTTGCTGATCCGGATGTTTCCAAAGAGATTTTTATGAGCTTTCCGGGTTTTGCGGCTGCTTGTGTTGCGTGTGCTTGTAAGCAGCGTGCTGCGGAAGAGTATGTGCGCAATCTGCCATTCCCTATCCAGCTTGAACTACTGGCAACAGTCTTCTCACTGACATTCCCTGACGGCCTAAAAAAAAGTCTGGAAAAGCTCCTGCCGACGATCTTACCGCTGCTGAAAAAGTAAAGCAGTTTGAAGCGGCAAGGAAGCAGTCTAGAGCTACTGAGGAGCAAGACCCGGAGCAGTTTGCGCTTGTTCTTATTGAATGTTGCGAACTGTTGATAGCCAATGGTCATGCTGGCCTCAACCCTTACCAGTATTCGATTAAGCGCCTGTTGCACTTAGTGGGTATCCATAAAGAGCGTCTGCGCGATCAGCTGATGACCAGGATCATTGCTGACCACATGAGCCGCATCGCTATTGCCACGAGCGATGGCAAAGAGTTCAAAAATCTAATCGACCAACTTAGCCAAAAAGAAGAATAAGAAATGGCAGGTTCTACAATTATTCAGCTCGTCCTGCGGGCTCGCGACGACATGTCCAAGGGTCTTGGTAGCGCAACTGCCAAGATCACCGCACTTATTGCTGCATTTGCCGGCGCAAGTGCCATTAAAGAAACGGTAGGTCAGCTTACAGAGCTTGATGTTGCTGCGCGGCGTTTAGGTGTAACTGTAGAGGATTTGACTGCTGCTCAGTACGCCGCTTTCAAGACTACTGGGGTTGGTGCGGAACAGCTTGTCGATGCCCTGGAAGAAGTTCGCATAAAGATCGAAGAGATGAATTCGATTCAGTCGGGTGGCGCAATCGACTTCTTTCAGATTATGAAGACCTCTAGCGCTGAGTTTATGAAGCTCAACCCGCTGGAACAATTGCAGAAAATCAGCGACGTGATGAAAGGCATGTCGACGTCTGCACAATTTACATTCCTTGATCAGATCGGCTCTGACAACCTGAGAAATCTTCTTCCGCTGCTGCAGGATGGCTCCGGGAAAATGAAAGAGCTCATGGCTAGTGCTAAGCAAGCGGGCCTGACACTCAACAGCCTGGATGCAAAAAACGTCGAGCAGATGAATCGCTCATTCAATGAACTCTCCAGCACTCTGAGCATTAGCTTCAAGAAAGGTGTGGCTGATGCTGCCCCGGAGGTTCAGGCACTCTTTGAAATGATCACTCAAGGGACGACCCAGGCTTCCAGTGACATGGACAGGATGGGTTCGTCTGGACGCGAGATGTGGCGCTCTGTGATCGAAGCTGTAGGTAATGGTTTCGCCCGGCTCGGTCGTGCCGTTGATGGCCTGTACGCAGTGTTGTTTGGCTTGTTCACTTACGGTGCTGACTTCGTCAAATTCTTCCTGCTTGGCGTCGACACGATCCTTGATTACGTCGGGAAGTTTGCCGGCAGCTTTGTCACGTTCTATCGCCAAGCATTTGCAGACGTCCTCAATCTTGTTGCCAACAGCTTCGTGCCTGGCATCAAAGCGTTGCTCGATAAGATTCCAGGCAGCATGGCGAGCTCGATGGCGGCGGCCATGGAGGGCGTCCAGAAGTCGATAAGCAGCTATGCAACAGAGCTCAACAAGCCCGTAACCATTAACTTAGGCGGAATGCTGACGGGCGCGGCTGCTGAAGTCGACAAGTTGAGTAAGGTCGCCGATCAGCTTGGCCAGCAGGCCACGAAAGCCTTTGCTGCTGGCGAAGGTGGAACGGTCGGTGCGATCGAAGGTTTCACTCAACAGATCCTGGCTCGCGGGGACGAGCTGAACAAGGCGAATGAAGCTCTCGTCAAGCAAGACCAAGATCGCGCCAAGCTTGGTACAGCAAAGGGTGGTGACGCCAAAAACAGCCTCACAAATACGCAGACAGCGGCAACGATCGCGGCTACCCAGGCGAAGCTCCAAGCTGACCTAGCCAAGCTCGAAATCGACAAAACAATCGAGTCGATTCAAACCCGGCAGCAGCTCGATCAGAAGGCCCTCGACGCCCGCGTAACTGCAGAAAAACTAACTGCCGGCGAAGTCGCTGATGCCCGCCTGGCAATCGATATGAAAGCAAACCGCGAGATCAGCGATCAGCGCAAAGCGAGCCTTGGTGAAGACCTGAAAGTGCTACAGGCGCAGCTCGCGGCACAACGAAAAGTCTTGGGTCAGTCGACTATCGATAGCGAGCGCGGCACTGCGTTGGGGGCCATTGCTGACATCGAAGCTCAAATCTCGCTGAAGAAGCAAGAGCAGATAAACCTGACGTCTCAGCTCGCTAACCATGAGGCGTTGCTGAAGGCCGATCGCGCTTCGGCCCTGGCCGACTCTAAAGCTCAAGTTGAGGCAATAAAGGAGCAACTGCAGGTCGATCTTCTGCGCATCCGTGGCTCCGATTACAAAGCTGACCTGCTCGAAATTGAACGTGATTTCGCCGATACCAAACGTATTTTGGAAGATCTCGGTGAAGACTCGACAGCAGCGCAGGATCTAGTCAACGCGAAAAAGGCGAAGGCTGAACTGGATGAAATTGACAGGCAGTATGCGGCTCTCAAGCGCAAGCTGGAAAACAATCAGATCTCTTCGAAAGACTACCTGCAGCAAGTCAATGCTCTTGGCGAGCGTGGCCAGAAAGCGGCTGAGGCCACTGGAAACTCGGCAGACGTAGATCGAACCAAGGATTCTCTTGAGTCGGCAAAATCTGAGGTTTTCAGCTTCAGCAAAACCTGGAAAGACCTGCAGGGCAGCATGTCGAACGGCCTGGGTGATGCGTTCACCTCAATCATCAGTGGCTCCAAAAGCGCTCAGGAAGCTTTCGCTGATATGGGCGCCGCGATGATCAGCACCATCATGCAGGTGGTGGCTCAACTGCTGGTGCAGTATGCAATTCAAAGCATGTTGGGCATGGTCACTGGTGGTAGCTCAACTGCAGCAGGAGCAGTCACAAGTGGAGTGAAGCATGATGGTGGCCTGATCGGTGCCAGCAGTGGGCGAAGCCGCTCAGTCCCAGGCTGGATGTTCGGAGGAGCTTTGAGATACCACACAGGGGGTGTGATTGGCCTGAAGCCAAACGAAGTGCCAATCGTTGCCGAGAAGGGCGAGGAAATGCTGACAGCCAATGACCCCCGGCATCGCAACAACCTGGGTAAGGGCTCTAGTAGTTCGGGCAGTGATCAACCCCGCTTAACGATCAACAACATGATCGATGCACCAAGCATTGCCAGTGCTATGGAAGGCCCTGACGGCGAGCGGGTGATTATGAACGTCGTTCGAGCAAATCGCTCTGAAATCAAGCAGATGTAAGTGCTATAATAAATAAAAAGCCTAGAAGAATAACAACATGGCTATCTACACTTTTACCGCGTCAAATCAGACCGATTTTGTGACCAAACTCCTTGCCAATGCGGTGGGCGAGGGGTGGGTTGTTGAGTCGGATTCGGCTACTGCCAAGGTCTTGCGGGTTCCTGCGGGCGGGTACGTGGCGCTGCTGATTGACGGCGTAAATGTTGAGATGCAGGCGTTTCGGGCGTTCGATCCAGGCCGTGGGATTGGCGATCAGATAGGTGCCATAAAAACTCCTGTGGGTGGGTACAAGCTGCCTCGCTTGCCTTTGCATGATCATAGCTTTCAGTGCTGGCTGTCGGTGTCGGAGAGGCGCTTGGCTGGGGTGTGCCGGATCTCCAATTCCTATCACAGTTTTTACCTGGGCCTGTTGTTGCCTTTCGCGAACACAGAGTCGTATCCGTTTCCGTGCTTCGCAGGTGGGTCTGGGGATGCTGATGTCTGGTCTTCCACCGCATCTACTACCTCGGGCTTTCCGTGGTATGGCGGGGTTGCTAGGCCTCCGAGGGTTTGCCTGCCTGGCGGCGGGTGGCAGGCGGTTGCGAAGAATGATTCCAGTGACAGCCTCAACTTCACCCCAAATTACGGGTATGACCTCGGCTACGTGTGGCCCTTTGACGGCGGTGTTGCAGGCCTGGGCAAAACCCTTGCCGGCGACCACGTTCTGTACAACGCAATGGTCGTGTCCGGTGCACCTACAACCGGGGAAGGTGTTGATGATGGGCTTTGGTGTGGGTACCTCGACGGTGTTTTCGCAGTGAGCAACGTCGGCGCCTCGGCTGAGTCAGTCATCACGATCGGCTCTGACCAATATCTCCTTGTCCCGAACATCTTCAGGGGCTCCCAATACTTCGCTCTGAGGCTCGCATGAAATACCAGACTGGCTCGTTTGCAGGCTCCGAAAACCTCCTGCAGATCGTTCGAGAAAAACTCTTTGCGGAGGGCTGGTTGATCGATCTGCACGCATATGTCGACAGTGCTGACACCCGCTTCGGGAAACGTCTGCACTTGCATAAAGGTGCCACGTACATCGCACTGCGTAGCTTCGACGACTTCAATCCTACGGGCGCTGGCTGGAGCAGCGGGTACGGGAAATCTGGCATCGATATGCGCATCAGTACTGGCTTTGATGCAGCCCAATCCTGGTTCCAGCAGCCTGGCTACTCGAACAGCGGTCGCTACGTACGCGCTGGGGCATCAGGGACATACCATCTGTTCACTGCTGGTGAGCGGGTGCTGCTGATTTCTGAGTTCGAAAATGGGCGCTACAGCCATGCCTTCTTTGGCGATGCACCTGTCATCGTTGTTGGAACTGGTGGGAGTGTCCTGACGGGGATGGAATACGCTGCTGGAGATGGGAAATCAGTACCTTTCGATCATTCAGGTTCTGCTACGTCGATATGGGTTTCGAAAGCTGATTACAGCGGCTGGCTGTACTCATACCAAGACTCCGAGACTCGTGGGTTCGCGTCTGGGCTGTCAGCTGTTAATGGCGTGCGGGTTCCCAATTTCAGCCCTTCATCTCCAGGGCAGATCGGGACGATAGGCAGCAGCGCTCGGAGCTCAAATCGACTGAATGGTTTGTCTGCATTGATGCCTGTGTACACGTACGTCCTGAATGACGGTGCGTGGTCTCCATTCGCTGAATTCGATGACCTGTACTTCGTGAATTGCGACCTCATGACCGCTGGCCAGGATTACGTTGTGGGCGACCAGACCTTCAAGACTTTTCCGTTCTTTGGGAAGGAAATTCCGGCTGTCCGCATTCAGCCGTACTTCGGCTTGGGATTCGCGGTGAAAGTCGATGCCTAAGATCTCGCCTGGATTCCTGACCATTGAAGCGAGTGAGCCTGGCTACTGTGGCTATGAGTTTTCGCTCGATCCGAAGCTGGCGAGCGCTCGAACTGGAGTGCGCGGTGCGTATGGGTATGTCGGATATGTTGGGCTGAGTTTGGCTCACCATGGCCTTGAGGCAGGAACATGGGGACACGTGTTTTTCGACAACGTTTTCATCTCGCCTTCAACAATCGACGCTGGCCTAGTGACAGGAGATGAGACCTACGAGTTCTCTATCTGGCACTCGTATCGTTCCAGCCTTTCGCTGCTGGGGGTCACTGAATTCGGTGGCGAGAGCGTAGAACTGACAGGCACTAAATCTGGCCCAGTGACTTCCTTCGTGGCTACGAAATACCTGGTTTCTCTTAACCAAACAACCGGTGACACTTCATATCGAGCGGCCTTCGATTTCGGCTCTGCAGGCTCATACGACTTCAATTTAACGGCCTCGCAAGCAATCGTGATCCACTTCCCAATTGACTGGAGCATGCAGCCAGAGCTTCGACACAGCTACCTGACAGAGATCATCGAGAGCTGGAACGGCGCTGAGCAAAGGATTTCTCTTCGTGACCAACCTCGGCTTTCAGCCACATATCAGTATGGCCTGGCCGACGCCGATCAGTACCTCTTCGGCAACCTCGTAGGCAATTTTTCAGGCCAGTATCTCGTGCCACTCTGGCCCTATCAATCCGAGCTCGCACAGCCTGTTTCGCGGTTTGATAGCAAAGCGGTCGTGTCCGATCTGAGCGCATGGGTCGTGCCTGGATGCAGGGTCATGTTGTCTGACGCTGATACGTGGGAGATCTGCCTGGTTGCGTCAGTTGCTGGGCGGGAGGTGGTCTTCAGTGATTTGGTTAAGAAAAACTACCGTAGCGGCTCTCGCATTGTTCCCATCAGCCAAGCCTGGATCAATGAAGACGTGTCTTCGGTTGCGCACGGTATAAATGTCGAAGTAACGGGGGCCTCGTTTGATTTCGACGAAGTAGAACTGCTTCGCCCCGCGCCTGGCGATGACTTCACAATTTTCAATCGAAAACGAGTGTTAGACATTCGGCCAGATCGTTCGAAAGACTGCACTGTTCAGTACAAACGCCTGCGGGAAACGCTAGATCCAGCCATCGGTCGGCGTTACATTTATGACCGTGTGCAGGGTGCAGTAAAATACCTTCAGTTCAGCTGGAGATTCTTTGACCAGTTGGCCCGTAAACGATTCGATGACTTCGCTGAGTTGGAGCGTGGTGCTCAGGGGGAGTTCTATATTGAGAGCCCTCTAGTGGCCATGCTGCTGGCCAAGGACATTGAGGCGCCCACACTTGAGATAACGGTTGCCCAGGCCAACTACAAAAACTTCCTAAAGTCCAATACATTCGCCCCAGCCATAGCGCTCAAGTTGTATAATGGAACTGTGCTATACCGAAACGTCGAAAATGCGATCCAGGGCCAGGACAACACCGAAGTGATTACGCTTCAGGAGCCGGTCAATAACATTAGGATGGAAGACGTTGAGTATATAGCACCACTATTTCTGGGCCGTTTTGAATCAGATGAGTTCGCTCATACGTTTGATACGACCGATGACAGCTCAACCACAAAAATTATAAAGCAGCTGCTATATGAAGACCCTTCAATCGATAGAGCGATCACTGTCACTTAATGCGCCTGTAGAACTTTATCTGTTCGAATTTGGGTCGCAGTCCTTTGCATACACTTCTAGCTCAAGGCAGCACTTGCATGCGGATGGAGTCGTGTACCAACCCCTAGCCATAAAGCGTGGGAAAGTCCAGCGGACTGCAGAAGACTATAAAAACCAGCTGACAATCGATCTGCCAGGCGACAGCCCTGTGCCATTGTTGTTCAGGTCTCATCTGCCGGCAAAGCACGTAACTCTCAAGATCTTCCGCAGTCAGCGCAGCGACAGGAGCCTGTACGTCAACGTTTTCGCTGGAGAGGTCAGTGCTGTGGCCTGGAACAACAGCATCGCCACATTAACTTGCAACCCTGCCAGTGCCTTGCTCCGACGCCAGATCCTTAGATTTGGCTATCAAAGCCAATGTAACCATCATCTGTACGACGATCTTTGCACTCTGGACATCACTCAATATCAAGAAACTCAGGCAGTACTGAAAGTTGAAGATGGCGGCTCCAAAATCTACTTATCAGCCCTCAATCACGAAGCTGACTACTACTTAGCTGGCCTTGTCTCGTTTGACGAAACTGACTATCGAATGATCTTAGAAGTCAATCCGGACGAGAACAGCGTCACCATGATTTCGGGTATGGACTCACTAAATGTCGGAAGTCTGGTTAAGCTAGCAAAAGGCTGTGACCGTTCCGCAAGAGCATGCCACTCATTCAATAACTTCGAAAATTTCTCTGGATGTTTGACCATTCCGGATGAAAATCCATTTCTATAATAAAAAGGGTAAATGAAATGAACGCTTTATTAATATTTCAGGCCATCATGATGGTTGTCTCTGTGGCCATGATGGTGGTGGGCAGCAGGATTGAAAAAGTAACAAAAGATACCGCTCGATAAAGTTATCGCCTTCACAATAATAATAAGAAGAAACCCATGGGCGCCCTCGCTATTTTCCAAATCATCATGCTGGTCATCGCCGTAGCCATGATGTTTATTGGCAGCAAAGTAAAAGATGACCGAAAACCTGCTGGATTAGAGGATTTCACTTTCCCAACGGCGGCGGAGAGACCTATTCAAGTTCTGTATGGGACAAGGAAGTTGGGTGGGCCGAACGTTCTTTGGTATGGAGACTTGCGATCTGAAGAAATCACCAAAAAGGTCAAGTCCGGCTTTTCGTCCAAAAAGATGACGGTTGGTTACAAGTATTTCATGGGTGTACAGCTTGGTATTTGTCACGGCCCGAACGTTACTTTGCGCGAAGTTTGGTTTGACGACGATAAAGCCTGGTCTGGTCAAGTGACCTCTGGTTCTTTCACTATCAACAAACCTGATTTTTTCGGCGGTGAGGAGAGCGGCGGCGGGGTTCAGGGAACCGTTAGCTTCTACAGCGGCGGGTTGCTACAAAAAGCGAACGCTTACCTACAGCGGGTCGTGGGCGTTGATCTTGTCTCAGGGCTCAGAGGGGTCTGTTATGCCGTTCTTGAGCAATTTTATATTGGCAACACTGAGACGCCTGCGAAGATCTCTTTTGTCTGCAGCCGATTCCCGAAATCACCCAGTGGCAACACAACCCTGGAGGTCATTGGTGATGACGCAAACCCGGCCTTTGTTATCTACGAGTTTCTGACTGACAAGCGCTTTGGCGCCTCCATTTCTGCGTCTCTGGTCGATCAGTCGACGATCGAGGCCTGCGCCCAAATCTTGTTCGATGAGGGGTACGGGGTCAGTGGTGTTGTGGATTCTGCGAAGCAAGCCTCGGCGGTCATCGACGACATTTTGAAAGTCATCAACGGCTCACTCGTCACCGACGCAGGTACTGGCCAGCTCAAGCTAAAGCTGGCTCGTGAGGACTACATCATTGCCGATCTGCCGGCCCTGAGCTCCAGCAACATCAAGGGCATCAGCAACTTTAACCGTGGCTCCCTAGACACCGCAGTCAACGAAGTCAAAATCAAATACATGTCGATCGCCGATGGCTTTACCGAGCGCACGGCCACGGCTCAAAACCTGGGTCTGCGGATACACAAGGGTGACAGCGATGGTGTGAGCTACGACTACATGTCCATCTCGACCGGGTCTCTTGCTGCCAAAGTCGCCCAGCGTGAATTGCGACCTCTATCGGTTCCCCTGGCCAGCTGTATCGTCGAGTGCAATCGCAGCATGTACGACATCGAAATGCTCGACGTTGTCACTCTCGATTGGCCCCCGTTGGATGTCAAAGGCCTGGTCATGCGCGTCATGAGCGTCGACATAGGGAGCTTGAACGACAGCTCGATCAAATTGAGCCTGACTCAAGACGTCTTCGGCGTACAGAACACCGTGTACAGCGATGGTGGCGAGCGCACTTGGACACGACCAGTGTTCGAGCCGAGTGACCCGCTGAGCATCCAAATCGTTGAGGCCCCGACAATCTTCAACGAGACGGCAGGGCTCACAAAAACGGTCATGGTGCTCGCTGAGCAGCCAGCTGCTGGCCAGGATTACAAGCTCATTACCCGCCAGGGCACAGAGTCCTGGAGTGATCAGGGCGTCTATCCATTCACTCCAGTTTTCCAGCTCACTGAGTCACTCCCAGCAAGCCCCGCAACCCTGACCACAGGCCCAATCGTCTCCGGTGACATCAGCCGGCTCGACAACTACAGCACGAACGAAAACCGTGAAGCTCTCGGCATCCTGTATGTGAATGGCGAATGGCTGTCCTACGAAACTTTCACGATCCTGAGCAGCTCGACCGCTCAACTCAAAAACGTACGCCGGGCTCTCTTCGGCAGCACCGCAAAAGCCCATCCAGCAGGCACCAAAACCTGGGCAGTTAGCGAGGGGTACGGCATCACCCAAGGCCAGTTCGCACCAGGCTCGGCGGTGTACCTAAAGACGCTCGTCAAAACTCAAACCCGTCGCCAAACCGAGGCCGAAGCAACAGAGCGATCCTTTGTCGTCAAAGCCACAAATGACCAGGTTTTCCCGCCTGCGAGGGTGTTGGTCAACGGAGTCGAGGGTGGGGAGATTTCTGGGACTGCAGAGGTGTCCTGGAGATATCGGAGCGGGGCTGTACAGGAGGTCGCTTTTTACACTGATGATCGAGATCAGGCGTTTGCAGGCACCGTGTCGATTGCGGTGTTTAGCAACGGAGTGAAGGTTGAACAGGTGGACAATTTGGTCGGGAATTCCTGGCGGTTCGAGGGAGAGGCGAGCAGTAATGGCGGGGTGTTGAGGGGCGAACTGGAGTTTAGGGTTAGCACGTACAGCGCAGGGGTTAGCTCAAATCCCATCGTCGTCAGTGTTACTCGATCTGCGACGACTTGAGCACAGTCGTTTTCGTTACGGACATGCCGAAATCATTAGAATCCCCGCAGCGCGGGGATTTTTGATTACTTGAGCTTGGCCTGAAGCATGTTGAACATCGCCTTTTTGGCTCTGGCCACAAACTCGTCCTCGGTTTCGCCAGACTTGGGAAGACCTATCTCGCCCTCCAGCTCGCCGAGGAATTCCCTATCGGTTACGAGCTTTGCTGCCCCTTCGGCAAATTCAGTAGCCTTGGATGCTCCGAGAGCTGTGCCCAGGATCGCCACTGCCGAAGCCTTTACTCCAGCTTGCGTCCTTACTGCCAGTGACTCAGAAGCTGGCTGTGTGGAATCTGCTTTGCCATGAACGATATCTGCCAAAGATTTCATTGAGCTGCCCCCGCATTGGCTTTGAAGAACTCACGGAAGGCCTTATCCATCAAGTCGACGAAAGCCTGGCAAATAGAGTCTCTTTGATCTTGCGATAGAGAAGACCAAATTTGTGAAATGGTGCTCCAAATTTTGAATAGGATATCAAGCATGTGTCTCTCCCTGTTGTGCCGATACTAGGGTCACCGTATCGGCAAAGTATGTGAATACTTGAGGTGTCTCACATTAGCCGCCAGTTTCACCTGGGATCGGCTCAAACCAGTTGGCTTTCGTTTCGTGAAGAACATCGACAAGCTCAACTGCCTCACAGCCAGTCTTGGGCTTAAGTGTGAAAGTCATAGGGAAATTTGGTCTGATATTCCCACTAAGCGGATGTATGACAATCTTCGTGAATTTACCTGCACCTTCGATCTCGTGAGGCTGTTGCGGCATTGCTTGAATGCCAGGTGCGCCTTCTATCCATGCAAACACCTGGTCAACGCTATTTCTGACCAAAAACATAAACTTCGGATTTGATTCCTGGAGATGTGACGCTTTAACAGTGATCTTCAGTTCTGTCTCTGGCGCGCCCGTCACCTCATAAGTCAGATTTGAAAAAGCAGCGTGCTTAGGGGTGAATTCGGGTTTTCCTGAAATTCGATCTTTGATCTGCTGGATAGTCGTATCGATACCATTTCGATGCATGTCGATATAAGCTTTGTCCATTACGATTGCCGGCAAAGCAACTCCGTCGACCCTCACTGGGACGAAGGTGATCTTACCTTTAGCGGCTTGATGCAACGCGCTCTGCCATTCCAAACCGACCATTCCGCTCTTCAGACTGTTTTCAGTGACAAAGAACAGAAAGAAGTCAGGAGACGCAAGGCCTTCATTCATTTTGCCGATGATGCTGTCGCCAGGCTGAATAGACCAGTCATCGTAAAAGACCGACTCTTGGCCGTAGATCTTCCTCAACTCAATAGCGACTGGCTCTACAACCGGTTTGTCTTGATAGTTGTGGCTTAAAAAAATAGTAGGCATGGCACATCTCCCTGTGTCGAAAGCCGATTCTACACCGGGTGATGGCCAGTTGACTGCTAGCTATGCAAGGCGAGCTCAGGGTCGCGCTCCCAGGCCTCCAGCAGATCTTGTTCCTGCTCGACCTGCGGCAGCGAAGCCCACCCTGAGCGCAGTTGGTAGTAGGGCTCACCAGGCTTTTTGTCTTCAAGATCCCAGTTCGCCTGTATTCCGAGCAAAGCTAGGATCATGGCTATGATGGTTTTGATAGTGTCTTCAAGCTCTTTTTGCTGACGCGCTTTGAAGCTAAGACGGAGAGGTCTTCGATTTTTGGCTCGGAGTACGAGGTAGTAGATTCGCACTCGTTCTTGCTCATCTCGATCTCTGCGCGCAGCTTCAATCTCAAGGCTCGGAAAGGTTTCAGGGTCATAATAGATTCCTTCTTGTTGGATTAGTTTTTGGAAAGTAAGGCGGCTACGTTTGAGCTTGCGACCGCTAATGATTTTGCCTTGGTGCTCGTAGCTGATACCCGTGGGCTGGCCTTCACTGTTCGTCGTGAAGTGGACGTAGACTTTCTGGCGGCGCAGCATGCCGATAAGCATGAACATGTCACCCTGAGCCTCAGCGGTGGCCTCTACGGCGCCGGCAATTTTTGCGACCATTCGGTGCTTTAGGGGAGTCGTTCCTTCGCGCTCAGCGGCCTCCATCTGTGCGCGTGAAATTGTGGTTCCCCATGTCTCAGTTGGCGCAGGCGCTTTACTCAGGCCAAAGTGGTCTTCGATGCGGCTCGTGCTGTCGCAGCTGTGGGAGCGTTCGTTTGAGTCCTTGACCATCGAGAACTCCTCATTCATGCAGATCCTGTTTGCGACGATGTGGCAGTGCTCGTGATCAGTGTCCCCGTGAAGCACAGCAACCCATTTGTTCGTCTCATCAAAGCCGAGATCGGAAAGGTACATCTCAATCGCTGCGTGCCATTGCTGGTCGTCTAGGTGCTCGCCAGGAGGAAGGGCGAGGATTGCATGCCATACGGGCTTTACAATTCTGTCGGAGTCTATGGCGTTGTTTCGCAGTTTCTCCACGGCGTCAAATTCAGCAATCATGCCTTCGACGTCGATCTTGTCTTTGTCATAGCCATGGCGAAGTGGATCTGGAGCGAAGCAGTTTTGACCGATTGTTCTGATCGTTGTTAGTGCGTGCTCATGCTTCCGAAGTCCAAATATGTACTCGATGCGGTTTCGGAATGAACCAACGCCTTTGTCTGTGATTTTTCCAATCATCTTATTATTCTCCAATACCAAGTAGGCGGTTGTTGATATCAAGCAGCTCCTGGACAACTCTCTCAGGGTTCTCGCCCCTGTTGATCAAGCTAGCAATCCGTTGTAGTTCGAGCGAATGCTGAATATGAGCTAAAGGAATGCGCACCTTGCCTGGAGCCTTTGAGTTGACCAGAAAATCGCGCACGAAAGCGCCTGCTGCTTGATATCCGGCTTCTTCGCACTTAGCCTTGATAACCGCCCGTTCTTTCTCGCTCAATCGAATGATGAGTGGCTTGTCTCGACGTTTTGAAGCATCAAGAGTTGGCCTGCCTTTTTTATTGTTATTGTCCATCAGCGCAACCTCCGAAGGAGAGTGAGCAGCTTAAATGTCTATCATAGACACAACTGGCCAACTCAATCTATATGCTTATTATGGAATTGGAGCATTGGGTGGGGGAAGTGTTTTAAGCAAAAAGATGTGGTCTTTTTTGGCAGTAAAAGTGCCCCAAATGGCAACTTGAGTGCCTAGGCTGGCATCTTAAGTGCCTCAAATGGCCCGACATACCTTCAAGTTCGCAAAGTGTCAATGCGACATATCATGACTGTTACTGTCGGCGAGTGTGACGTCGGCAAATGTCACAGACCAAGAGTGCGAAACCGCATGGCGTCACAGACATCGAGAGCGAAATATCATCACGTCACACTCGGCTAGTGCGACATCTGCCCATGCCACAGTCAGGGAGAGTGACAGCGAGCTGATTCGCACTCTGTGGTAGCGACTGACTTGTCATTGGCCAGCAATTGATGTCTGGAGTGCTTGTCTGTAATGCCAGGGATTGGACAGACAAACGGAATCCAAGACTTGGCGGCGACTGGACTGATTTGAGTCATTGGGAGCAATGAGGGCATCAAAGGATGGCGAGGGGTAGACGATGGGTGGTTCTGAATTTGCACACCCAGTGCACACGGACGAAGCACAGAATAGGCTACAACCCAATAAAGACGTGGCCTGTAGCGATTTCAGTCGGCCCCATCCATCATGGGTGCAACAGAAAACCGCCGAGACAGCGCAGCCCCTGTGTTTACTGGCTTTGAAGCAATATTCTGTACCATTGTGCTCTACGTTTTTGCAGCGTTTTTAGGGGTAAAGGGCGTTTTTTTAAGGTCGGAGGTAAAATTTACCACCTCAAAACTGACGTGTACCACTTTTACTATGGCAACGATCAGATCCAGAAAACTCGCCGACGGCACGGTACGTTATACCGCGCAGATCCGTGTGAAGTGTGAAGGGGTGCAAGTCTACCAAGAGAGCCAGCCCTTCGCCCGAAAACAGGCCGCCCAAGCCTGGGTTCGCAAGCGGGAGGTGGAACTGGACCAGCCCGGCTCCAGCGACCTTCAGACCCGCCCGCTACTCATCAATGTCCGGATAAACCAGCTTGCCAACCAGCCAGGGCTCGACAATCTGGTTATGGATAGTGCGCAGATAAGAACCCCACTCCTTTCGGTTATGAGCGTCGGGGCCCACAATCGTCAGCAACAGGTACTCATCCCGATACTCATCATGGGCATAGATAAGCCATATATCGTTGTCTGGGTCATTGAGGCGGGTGGTGCGGTAATACTGGCTTTTCTGTCTGGCCCATAGGTGCTGGATGTCCAGCGTGTTGGCCAGGTGGATATGGCAGATGCTTGCCAGATCGAGTCTTTCATCGCGGCCGAAAATGCCGGGCAAGTCATCGCACACTTTATAGTTATAAAAGTGTGCGGCGTAATTTTCCCAATCATCCAGCGTTTTGAAAAGTGTCGAGACTTTGACAGCAGGCATCAGAACCTACTTGTCAGTAGTGGGGGCTACAGGTAGTTTGCCGGTAAGAACGAATGCATCGAATGCCTTTTGCCCGTCACGGGCGGCTTTGCGCACGTCGAGGTAAGTCAGCTCGTGGCTGATGACCTTTTTACGCGGCTTTTCGACTTTATGGGTGGTGGCCATGACTGCCTCCAAGTGGTGTGTGTTCATGCTTGATAGCTTATGTGATTAGGCTGTTGCCAGCAAACCCGTCAGTCCGTTACCAATTGTATCCGCGCCCACTCCCGATCCACCGCGTGTTTGCCGTTCACACCCTGCCAGTGGCAACACTCTGGTATTGCGAATTACTTGGTAACAAGCAGCCATTCCGACTTTCACTGAACATGCCACACTAACCTGCTCGATCATCACCTGCATTGATCAAGTAACCCAACATATCGCGAACATGATCGTGCACAACGCGCAGATATATTGCGAGGCTCGAGATATCCGTGGCAATCATCGGCTGACAGTCATGAAAACACCAGCAGGGTCTTTAGTATTGGAACCTCGGGAGGAGCGCAGTGGCTTTGGTTACTACATTGTGACGCGGTATCCAAAGCGTAAAGCGAGCGGGACACTGGTTGGGCAGGTCATTCGTGCGCAAATATAGCTCGCGCTGAAATAAAAAAGGCGTCCAGAGGACGCCTTTTAGGTGTAGTGGGGGAGTAGTCGCCGCGATTCTTTAGCTCCCGGCACGGATGCCCTGGGTTCAGAATCCGATCAGTAGGCTGATCGTCACTACTTCAGAGAAACCAGTTTTCTCTGCTGCCAAAATGCGGGGGGGATAAAACGGGTACCCAGTCCCGACGAATGCGCAGTTGCAGTCCTCGAGTGCAAGGTGATTCCCCTGCGATGGTCTCGTCAAAACAGCATTGTGCCGCGTTGGGTGGCTGGTCATTAGCCGCAGGCGGTAGGCTACGGTCAGGTTAATAAGGCTTGTTATCAGCCGTTTCGTACGACGTTTCGCTTTCCATCTCGCGAATCATCCGAGAGAATCCCGTTCGCTTGCGCCTGCTCAAATCGGGGAATAGTCTCGGCCCATCGCTGCAAAATCAGCGGTCGGGTTTAGTAGCCCGGTGTTACCAGGCGCAATGCGCCACCTTAGCGAGGCGCTTTTTTTGGCCTTCGTTTTATGGTGGCCGTGCGCAGGGCGCCCTTGTGGCGCGCCGGTTTCCTGGTACACCGGTCTACTAACCTGCGTACGGCTGCCACCCAGTCGTTTAGTAGCGATAGGTGACAGCTCCTTTTTATGTACCAGGAGTCATCACAATGAAAAAAGTTGTCCCCGATCCCCCCTCATTGACCCTGCAAGATGCTGAACAGTGCGATTCACAGTCGCTGGACCGTGCGGCCGTCAGGCGTGCGCTCGATTATTACCTGCACGACCATAAGCCTGCTCGCCCCATAAGCACGGCTATATTTGCCATCCCGGACAGTGTCAATTCAGAAGCGGCTTTGGCCCAAGCGTCAGACTTGTTGCGCTGTGCGGTTGCTTCGGCGAGTGAGGCGGGGGATGGTTTGTGCGGGCTCGCGCGCGACCGGGTGTTGTCGGTCATGCATCTGGTGGAGCTGGCCAGGGCGTATGTCGATAAATCGCTGGACGGTGTGGCGATGCACTGA